GTTCGAAGATTTCTTTTTGCATTTCGTTTTTGGTCATAAAAGTAATTTTAGCAAAGTAAAAAAGTAATTGCAAGCTTTTTATTCATCCATTAACCACTCATCAAGTGCATAGGTGTCAAGCTCTGGATCTTTGAACCTCGCTCCGTCCGGGGTTGTGAGTGCGTCCATCTCTTCAAGCTTGTTTGCAAGATCTTTGTAATGCACAAATCTGCGAGAAAGCTTATAAAGAGATTCGTCATTTCCTAACCAAAGAGCTACATTCCAAGTTGCCCAATTTTTCCATCCGTTGTATGTTGTATCTGTCATGATAGTAATCTAGTATAATTGGAAGTAAAAGTCAAGGATTATTTTAATTTTTTTTATATTGTAAGCTATTGCTTTCCAATGAGTTATGCAAAAGCCTAGGGCCGAAGCCCTAAGTCGTTGATACTTAAGGACTTGGCGTAAAGCAAAGTTGAACCTGCCGAGCATTGGATTTAGAGTTTGAGTTATCATTTAAGTAGAATCGGTTACTAGTTAACTTTTTGTTTTCTTCTTTAACCTTTTCTCTTGTACCTCCAAAGCCTTTGATTGGGTTTGATTTATCCTTCACAAAAGATGCAATTTTTTCCATGCGGTCAAAGTCAGATTTATTAGTGCAAGGCTCGACTTTTATTACCTGCAAGTCACAGACATTACAAGGAACTTTATCGTAAAAGACAACAATCAAAACAAGTCCGTTTTTTATTTTATTCATTTTCTTCATTGCGTCGCCCATTAAAAAGGTTTTACGATTTTTTTCGTAGAATTTTATTTCGATGTCTTGATGGAATTCTTTTGGCAAGTTGCTACGCTCGGCAATAGATTTTGGGATATCGCAAGCGTGTCCATTTTGGTCGAAAAGGTTGCCGTTCTGATTTCTGAAGTTAAAGAGCCTTGCTACTGCGATTTCACCTGCTTTACCGTGTTGTTTATTAGCTGATCCTTGAGAGTGAACCATTCCGTTTCTAATGTCGCGAAGGGATTCGTTAACATATGACCGAAGAGAGTTGAGTTGATTTTCTGCAATTTTCATAATTTTATATTTTAGCAATTAGTTTATAAGTAAAGATATTATATAATTTTTTTTCTGTGTCAAACTTTTTTTAATCTTTTAGCAGGTCAGACCACATAACATAAAAGACAAAAGAGAACGAAGAGAGGAAGATTATTTCTAGAATCATGATTATTTATTGTTTGAGAGAATAGGAGCTTTTTTTGATTTACTCAAGCGTTTTGCAATTTCCATAGCTTGTGCGTAACTTTTTGCACTATCTACTAGCTTGCCGTTGTAAAGAACATTGAACCAATTTTGGAAGTTTGGGTTTCTGAATACATTTATCATTTTTGCAATTTGTTTTTAGATGTTATTAGTAAAGACTAACCTAGTTCAAGCAACCTGTCAAGCGTTTCTTTCAACTGATTTCCACCCGAAAGCTTTTATCTTATCTTGGTAGCGAGCTTGTGGCAACATAAATTGAAATTCAGAAATTCTTGCTTTAATCCAATTAATCTCCTCTTGATCCATTTGACCTTTAAACATTTCAAGTTGAGCTTTGTCTAGTCTAATTTGTCTTTGTATTTGTTCTTCTGTCATATCTTACTATCGTTTATTTTTTAGCTAATGTCAAACTTTACTTTACTTTTTTTTGAGTTTTTTTAAGTTTGAAGGCGAGGAGTATTTTTTCTCTTTCCGTGAGTGGTTGTCTATCTTTTTGATTCATACCTAAACATAAGCATAAAACAGTAAAAACACAAGCATAAAATTAAACTATTTTATTGCATTATTGTATCGCATGTAACTATCTGTAACTCAACGAGTTATGCAACAACCTAGGGCCGGAGCCCTAAGTCCTTACTGCTTAGCTACTTAGAACACTAGAAGATCGGGCTGTGAAGTATTAGAAGCGAACCAATCGGATGAATCAATTTCTTGACCATTTAGTACAGGCTCGAATTTGTACTGATAAACGCCCGCGTTAGCTATGCCGTTGACGCGTTCGCGTGTGGTGGGTGTATTCCATCCCGCAAGCGACCATCTAACAAGCCCGTCAGGATCGCGTTTGACAATCGCGTTACCATGTAGCCAAACGGTTTTGCCGTCTGTTTTAGTATTGCCGACTTTTAAAGATGTGCCTTGCTCGAAGGCGTTTTTAATTTGCTGTGTTACTTTTCGCATAATTTTATTCTAGCAATTTACTTTGTTGAGTCAAGCCTATTTTTGTGAAGAATTACTTGCAATTGTTTTCTTGCTTCCTGTATTGCGTGCAACGCATCCAAGACGGCTTCGCCTTGTGTGAATGTTTTCATTTCTGCAGTAGCAAGGAAATTCAGGTTACCTTCAGCTTTAGAAAGAGCGAGTCCAAGCTCTAGTTCGATGAATTTTTTTTGATCTGTCATGGTATTAAACGCTTTCTATTGATGAGATGATGCGAGCTCCTGTTTTGATTTGCTTACGAAGATCTTTTCTAATTTGGTTTGCGATTATTAACGCTTGCGCATGAGATTTTGCGTTGTTAACAAGCTCGCCATTAAGCAAGATGTTGAACCATTCGGAAAAGTTTGGGTTTTGTATTATCTTAATCATGATACTAATCTATAAAAATTTTTGTGCAATTGCAAGAAAAAAGAAAGTTTTTTTAAGTTTTTTTTACGCTATCCATTCGACAAGCTCAAACTTTCTAGGCAGTCCAAACTTTGCGAGATCTTTGTTTAAGTCTTCAATTGACGCATGATGCTCGCATTTCATCATGACATTTTCGCTTATTAGTTCGCCGGTCTTACGGTCAATTATATTTACTTTAGCAATGAAGCCGTTTACTTTATTATTTGTCTTAATCATATATTTAAAGTAGCATACCACAGCAGAAAACACAAGCCTAAAATTCAACTATTTTATTGCATTATTCTACAGCGTAGAGAGTGAACCCTACCCATTAAATGGATTCATTTTGCAATCGAATTGTGCAAAAACAGCCGGGGGTGGGTTTTCTCAATATGAAATACAATACATTTAATTATAACATATGTTAGGGCTAAAAAAAATCGGCGCCTATTTTAAAAATAACCAATTTATATATAAAATCAGAAAATCGCGCGCCTTTACTAAAAACTAAAAAAACGTGTACTTTATGGTTAATATAATATATAAAATGCCTCGACGCAAGAAACAACCTGAAATCGTGAATGAGGAGGAAATCGAAAGAATTCGTGTCTCATTAACCAAAATAAATATAAAACTTAAAAAAATAAGTTTAACGGATAAACAAAAACAATTATTAAAAATCATCTTTGATAATGATTCGAAAATAATATTTATAAGTGGTCCTGCGGGAACAAGTAAGACATATGTTGCGATTTATGGAGCTTTACAGCTTTATAATATGAATAATGAGCGCGGAATTACTTATGTTCGAACCATTGCAGAAAGTGGCGAAAAGAGTCTTGGAGCATTACCTGGCGAAATGGCGGAAAAGATAAATCCGTACATGATGCCTATGAATGAAAAATTAGATGAGTTATTAATTCCTGGGGAAGCCAGAACAATCAAAGAAAAGGATATCGTTAAAGGCATGCCCATCAACTATTTACGAGGCGCAAGTTGGAGGGACGAAGTGGTGATCGCGGATGAGTCTCAAAATTTCACATTTAAAGAATTAACTACGTTAATGACGCGATTAGGCAAAGGAAGCAAATTAATTATTTGTGGCGATCCGATGCAAAGCGACATCAATGGAAAAAGCGGTTTTTCAGACATGTATTCTGTATTTAATGACGAAGAAAGTCGCGAAAAAGGAATACATACGTTTCATTTTGGTGCAGAAGATATTCAAAGAAGTGAAATATTAAAATTTGTAATAAATAAAATACAAAAAAAGAATGCCTGAATTTTATTCAGATAGGTCAGACTTGGACCCCGTAAGCATAAGGGACGCTTATTTATTTGCGACATCTCATGTGAACGCTACTTTTCCTACAAATGTAAAAGGCCTTACAGAAGGAATTATTAATGCAGACGGAGAATTGCCTTTTGGAGATGATATCGCGCCTTATGGTTTGTCGGAGTTGCATAATTTCAAAATAGGAAGCGAATATTTTCAAAGAAATCGTGGGGACAATCCATTGCTTTATAAAGCTGGATCTAAAATTGGAGAATATTTCGCCGGAGGTCATTTTTTATCAGAGATTTCTTGGTTTATGGATTTAAATGGTTCGAAATTTAAAACTCCATTAGCTTATCAAAATCACATTTATGATATAGCTCAGACTGATACATATAATGGGACTAAGACTTCAACTATAGATGAACAAACAAAATATCGGAAAATTAATTGCAGGCTATTTCACGATCAATGTGTTTTTAACAGTAAGCTGGAAAAGAACAGTCCTCCAGTAGGATTCCAACAGAATCTTGCGCACATAGAATATTCTAGTAGCCAAGATTACAGAAGTATATTAAATCCTTGGATTACATATACCGCTAGAACATATTTTTCTGATGAAATTAGTTATATCGTTTGGCCAAAAGAAGTCCGATATCAAAGAGGAGGATTGTATTATACTATATATAATGCTGTAGACGGGGATTATAGAATTGGTAAAACACCGGGAGGAGGTTATGGAGCTTTATGGGGCTATGCAGTACCAGAACAAGTTATTCATACTTCTAATACATTTTATACTGGATCTCAGTGGGTTACTATTTATATACCAGTGCGAACGATTATACCTCCCGGACTGAATGTTGCGAATACAAATCATCAGCATTGGTGGTATCATACGCAAATTGGTAATCACGGATATCCAAGCACAAGAAATAACAACTATATATCTGTAGGAACACAATTTTTTGATAATGGAATAGATAATTCTGATACCAGATCATGGGCATGGATGCCCTTTATTAAAGTTAATGAGATCTATTATCATTTACCATCTTTATACGAAAAAATACATGATAAAGATTTTTGGACAAATGACCCAATTAACATTTTGCTTCGATACGATTCTGCTATGTCTGATGGTAGTACAACTGAAATCGCAGAAGATTATTTCGCAAGATTTAAAAATACAGATTCCTCTCCAAATGGCTTCGGTCGACCAAATATAGAAAATTCTAAATTAAAATTAGTTGATCCCGGCGCTTCAGTTTCAGATACGGAGTCGAGGATATTAATTGAAAGTGAAAACTATCAATTTGGCCAATATGTCTCATCAAAATATGATGGAGTATCTTCTCAAACATGCATGGAGCAAATTTCTGAAAGCCCATATATTCCTGACGTATTCCTGCGAGCGGGAGATCATGGTCATGGATATTTTCAATTTGATGCAGGAACAACTTTAGATTATTATATTAAAAAAGTTCAAAATCAATATAGGCTTTACGAAAAAGGGGGCAGAAAAATTGATTTCGCAGATCCTCTGGGTTCAGGTTACGATTCGGCCCTACTATATTCTGGGTTAAAAATAATAAATAGACTTTATATTTCAACAGTTTCTGGAAATGTCTTGCCCCATGATCAATGTTTTTGGGATTTGAAGCTGGCGCCAGGGAGAAAAACTATTCTGTCGTTTAAATATTTAAAATACTCTAGAAATTTAATAATTTATATTAATGAGCAACCAGTTTTCGTTAGCTCTTCCGATAGAAAAGAGATTAAATACGGTTCTTTTTCATTTATTCCATCCTCTAGTCATCCACAAGGTTTAGATGAAGATGGAAAGGTTTCTTGCAAGATCTCTATTGGTTTAGAAAATCCTCCTGTTTACTGGAATGGTGGGTCTGGAGCTGCAGTTGATTTTATTGAATGTCAACAAGAAGCGGAATTAGTTCAAAGCTTCAACTCAAAAGAAGACGCCCTAGAAGAATGGAAGAAAAAGCACTACATGCTGGCAAACTACGCTTATAATTCCTCGTCATATATACAGGAAGATATTCTTGGTTTTATTTTTGTTCTTTTGAATCGAACAGCTGTTGATGGCAGAAACACACCAAAAATAAATACTTATGTTTTGATAGATGGCTCATTTTTAGAAAGAAGTGCGTTTCAAATTAAACTAAATGCTTACGCGGTTTTTCGAGGAGATAGTGATAATAAAATTAATACTTACGCTCTATTAAATATAAGAATTCATTCTTTTTTAGGGGGAGAATACAATAACCCTGGCTCAACAATTTCGCGACCCGGACTGCCTTTTATTAAGTCTAAATGTTTTTCTACGATAAACAATTCTGAGACAGATGCGGCTTATGTTCAGTACGACACTAAACAACAGACGCAAACACAAAGCGTATCAGCCCAATTCGAGATGAAAGAAATAGTTATTGGTCAATCAATTAGTTATTGGCTTAGATACGGCAATAGTATTTCTCATTCAAAAATTCTTCCCGCTTTAAAGGTAGAATATTCTACAGATGGATCAAATTGGGAACCTGTGAATGACCCATCAAATTGTTACTTTGTGTCAAGCTCGGGAGATAGATTAACAATAAACTCTTCGGGTTTGCATGAAATAGATATGTATGATTTCGCCGCAGGATATGGCAACGATGGGGCTGATAGCGGTAAATTTTACGTAAATAAAGCGAGTAAGTATTTCCCGAAACCTTCTAGTCATAATTATTATTATTTTAGATTATCTTATATTTCGAATTCAAATGAAGGACCATTTTTCCAAGGAACTGTTTTAGCATATAAAATATTACGTTTTGTTGCAGTTAATAAATTAAATAAAAATGAGCTAGTGCTTTTTGCTGTGGAACCTGATTTTGATATATTTACTACTGATCAAGACGCTATTGCTGCATCAACTCTCGTTCTTAAGCAGACGAACCAAGGGTATGCAGCTTTGTTTTTTGAAGACGAATATCATAGGGCGGTATATTGTTTTGCAGGAGGCGAAGCATTGGAGTATCAGAAAGACATCTCTTCGTTGAACGAAGAGGACTCTCAGGGAAACGCGGTAAATTTTGGCTTTAATATTGAGCAAGAAATCTTAAAAGATAAAGGGGAATCTCTATTGAATCTTGAAAGTTTAAGCACAAATAATAATAATGAATTTAACGAAAAAGATATTCAGCCAGATAATAAAAAAATAACTAGATCATCTTGGGCTTTAATGCATAATTTAAGGGTTAAGGGCGAGGATTCAAGCGGCAATTTAAGCGAATTAAATTATCGACCATATAATCATTATTCTGGAGACCTTAATTCCGAAAGTTATATTGCTGGAGAATCTTTGCACGGACCTTTTTCAACGAAAGCTAAAAGCACATTATCATTTTTAAGGTTTGAAGCGTTTAGACGATCTTTTGTTGAACGCGGTGCTCCAGCAATTATTAACAAATCAAGTGCAGTTATAAAATTCAAAATGTCGATGGGCGGTTTTTTACCTCGTAATGATGCATACTCGACAGAACAGAAGGATCCTGTTAGGACGATTAATGATACTGTAATGCCTCCTGCAGACGGAAAAGATGGGAACGGATGGAGTGATATACCCGTAGATTTAGTATATAATTCGGACACAAACGAACATGGGGATATGCCCACCGACCAAAATACACTACTAAACGATTACAAAATTGACAGAATAAATTGGGATGGATATATGAATTACATCATAGGAACAAGAGATACGAATGGCAATATTACATGGGGGCGTCGACAACAAGGGTCTTTTCCAAGGGCTAACCCATTTGAAAAATTTGTTTTTAAACTTTTTGGTAGAGATCATTACATAACTGTTGGCGCTTCAAAATATAACCAAGCAGAAGATTATAGAGATCAAAAATCTGTTTGGACTAATTTTGGATATCCAAATTCTTCATATTCATTTGTTGAAGCCGTCATTGTTTTTAGAAAAAATAATCAAACTTTTTCTATAAATGAAAACCAAAGACAATACGATGCAGACGCAATCCCAAATGATCCAAGATATGTTTGGGCAATTAAGACTAAGGAGGATATTGTTTGGGAGCTTAACAAGGACGGAAAAACATGGTCAGATAGACAAGCTTATATACCAAAACCTGCTACTAAAACAGGGGTTGTTTGGGACTGGAATGGTTGGTCGAAAGAAATTCCAAGCATTCAAGCTCCATCTGATAAGATCTATATGTCTGTCGGAATATTTAGATATGGAGAAAGAAGCCCTTCTTTTGACGAAAATTATTCGGTAAAAATATATGACGACGATGGAAATCTTGTAAGCGATAGAGTAACTGAAGAGATGTATCCTACAGAAGATGGTCGACCTTATAGATATAGGACTAAAAATGTTGGCCATATATATTGGACAGACCCTGTTTTGTTTGCAGAAGGAACACAAAAAAATATTGTAGAATTTTTATCTGGACCTTCTGATGATGGATCAATAAATGGGGCGACAATGCCTCATTTATATCTCCCAAGAGAAAGGTCCTCTGGGTTGAAATTAAATTATCATTACTTTGTAGATTTGGAAGATAAAGATAAATTGCAATTAGAGATTGCTCGAGAATACTGGGAGTCAATTATCACCACAGATATGGAGATAGACGTAAATATAACATTAATGAGTGGAGGGGGTGTTGGAGGAACTTTAGCTTCTGCAGGTCCAAGAGAAATGGACGAATCAAGTTCGAATACTTTTCTGGGGGCGCATCCACAAATAACAACAATACAGGTAAATCTTGACCCTTTTGATATATATGAGGGTACTGGTCGAGAACTAATCGATACAAGAGGAAAACATGGTATGTTGAACGGTGTGACTCAATTATGCGCAATCATGATTCATGAATTATGGCATGGGTTTGGAGCTGGCCCAAACTGGAGAAGTGTAAATCAGTACTCATATATTCTAAAAAATGGGCTTTTCGGATCGGAATATGTCGGGCAGAAAGCTTTGCAGAAATATAAAGAGATGGTTGATGCCGCTAAATATGCAAAATATATAAACAAAACTAATTATAATATTGAAACTGATTCGATTCAGTCTTTAAAAAATCAAGGTATATTAGCCCCTTTCGACACTAACGCTGTGCCTACCCAGGGCTATGGATTGGAGATAGAAATAACTGAAGGTAAAAAAGGCGGTCATTTTGCGGAATATGCAAGAAAATCTGGTAATACTATAAGGCCAACTTTTACAGAGATGATTAGTGCAATTTATGATGTCAAGGAATCCCCAATGACTTCAGTGGGCATTGGAATGTTAGAGGATCTTGGGTATTCCGTTGATTATAATGCGGTAGCCAAAGATGGATCAAAACTAATTAAAACATCTTTCGAAAATGATATCGATGATCCAATTATAATATATACAGGTATAGAATATTTTACTCATATATATTATAAGGTGAAAGATCCTGATTTTAGAAACAGCGTAAGCTTGGAAGAATATTTAAGTAATCCAGCATACGGAGTTCAAGAGGCATCTTCTTATTTAACCGAAGGCTATAATAACAAAAGGGTATGCACTTCTTGCGGGCATTATCATGCAGATATAAATTTAAATGAAGAAACTGATAATTCAATCGATCCTGAGCGAACCTCCTAGCGAGATATCCTGTTTTCGCGATGTTACATTATACGCAAAAACTTATATTTTTGAAGATGTGCTACTCGAGTGCGAACCTGGCACTCGATCAATCTACTGGAATTGGTTAAAGAGTAAGGGGGCTCATGATTTTATCTCAGAGTTAATTCTTACAGACCAAAAAGAACCCGGGTATAGTATTGGAACTACCCCGGGTTATAATATTGTTACAGACCGTATCGCCTGCTATAATCTAAGCGAAATTATTAACTCGCTGCAGCAGTTTCTTCGCTAACCTGCTCGACCGCTTCATTTGCGGCATTTTCTGTTTTGCTTTTCGCGGCAATTTCAAGCAACGATTTAACTTCATCGTCATTCATTTCTTCAACTTGTTTACGTCCTTGAGCTACAGCTTGGTTTTGCACTAATTGAAGCACTGCGTTAAGAGAGACTTGAGAGAGGGCTTCTGCTAGCGTTGCTCGCCCTAGAAATTCGTTAGCTAGAGCAACTACTGCGTCCTCGCGTTCTTGTGATACTTGATTATCTGTATTTTGAGTGTTTTGATCTGTCATGTTTTATATTATATAGTTTTGATTTTTTTTAAAGTATTAATCTGTATTATTGTATGTTGGGTTTTGATTGTTATATATTCTTTGAGTGAATAAATTATGAAATATTACTTGTTGTTGTAATGTTCTAATTTCTTGATTTTGATTGTTTACCAATTCATTTTGATCCCATGCAAACCACATCATAAAAAATAAAGCTAATAGTAAGCTCACGATAGTTAAATGATCATTCATTAAGTTATAGTAGTGTAAAATATAAGATTATCAATAAATTATTTTTGTTTAGTATATATAGAAAATATAATATATAATCGATAAAATAAGAATGTGCAAATGATTTGCAACCATCTTTTTAGGAAGATCTCTTTCAAAATTAAGTGTAGTAATTATAACAATGACTTCTCAAAGAATAGAAAACTTACCAACTCTTCCGAGTTTAGATACATCATTCGAACCTAATTTAGATTATATTCTAGTCCAAAAACCTGCGGGCGGCACATATAAAATGGCAGGTAGCACGTTCGTGCAAGAATCATTAAAATTGAGGCAGTATTTAGATCAAAAAAATATAAGCGTTAATGCAAACCCAAACGCAGCAAATAACATTATTTTTCAGTCAGATAACTTACTTTCTAGAAATAGTACATTTTCAATTAATATTGCATGGGGAGGGAATTCGGTTAACCTCATTAAGCCGACGGGATCTTTTTCTGTAAATGGAGTAGATAACATCATTCCTTCGTACCTGTCAAATCAAGAAATTATTAAAACAATAAATTTTGTATTATATGCTGATATTAATTATGACCTCGTAAATGATCGAGTATCGCTGGAAAACATATATTATGAGATTACTGGAAATTCAAGTGTATATCCTTCGTTAAACGCTCTCGCTTCTCAACCTTTGAATGCAGCTATATTAGCGACGATTTCAACAGATTATGATTCTCCAACAGTAGAAGACGCAGTAAAATATGTTCCCGCTGGGAGTAATTCTTACGGAGTTCCAGGTCAATTTGGGTATGATCAAAATTACATGTATTTTTGCATAGACACCAATACGTGGAAGCGTTTTTTATTGGTTGACTTCCCTCAAGAATAATTAGTCATTTTTTTTACTTTTAATTCTTTTTATTTCATCTGGTAAAATTCTAACAACTTTATCTGTTTGATTTTCCATCATTAACTCTGCCGGAGTTGAACCGTTTAATTTTGCATTTTCTGTTTTTAACCAACAGGTAGATTGATACGAATTTAAATTTTTACTTAATGTTTCAAGAATTGACTTTTGTGACATGTAATATATTACACGTTTTTTATATTTTTTTAACTAGAAGGTGTAACATATGACCTATGGGGCCAATATTAAATACTATTATAGGAGCCGGAATAAAACTAGCATGTAATTTAATTAATGCATGGCTAGAGCAAAAAAGGCAAGATCAGCTGGCGCTTGCCGCAAGGGACGAGAAAATGTTGAACGCTCTAATCGCAAGCCAGGAAGCTAATGCAAGAGATCCGTTTGTCAAGATAACCAGAAGAATTTTATTTATGAGCATAACTTTCACTATGTGCTTTTTAATGATTTATTACGCAATGAATCCTCATATATCATACGACTTAATCGTCCCAAAAGGAGATAATGCAAAATGGGGATTTTTTGGATGGATTTTTGGAGGAAAAGATTGGGAATTAGTTCAAATGACCGGAGGGTTGATGCTTGCGTCGTTTATGGATTTATGTTTTATGGTTATCGGTTTTTATGCAATCCCCAGTAAGCGTAGATGAGGTTTTTATTGTTTACGACCTTCTTTTTTAATGCATGCACAAACAAAACTGCAAAACTTTTAAGCAGAAAACCAAATACTGATTCTCTTCAAGAAAAATCAAATGTACTTAATATTATAAAAACCGATGAAATATATAACCATCAAGACCCTTTAATTTGGTTCGGGGTGATTATATTAATAGTTTTATTATCGACAATTATACCTTTAATTTTTAAAAAATGAATAGTGGACTTGATATTATAAGCGTGCTAACAGCTGTAGTCTCCGCAGCAACAGCTGTTATTGGAATGTGGTTGAAAATAAAATACGACGAAAAAAAAAGTAAGGAATTAAATTATGACCCTAGGGCTCATAGTAATGTCGTTTCTGCATTAAATTTTATTATGCAAAAAACAGAAGCTGATAGAGTTTACATTTTGGAATTTCATAACGGAGAGCACTATTTCTCTGGAAGAAGTCAGCAGAAATTGAGTTGTACATACGAAGTTATTAGTGAGGGAATAAGCTCGGAATGTCAGAACATGCAAAACATTAGAGTTTCTAATCTTCACGATTTAACAAAATCTATCGCTGAGGAAAAAACTTTCGTATGTAAAGATGTAGCGAATTATAGAGAAGATATAAGTTTTAAATCTTTCCTAGAAAAAAAAGGTGTTAAAAGTTTATTCTCTAGACCCGTTAAAACTTTAAATGGAAAAATACTGGGAGTTATTTGTCTTGAGTATGTAAAGGAGAAAAGGGAATGGGGTTCTGATGCAGAAGAATTTACAGAAAAACAAGCTATAGTTATCTCAGGGTATTTGATATAATTTTTTTTTTAGCTATAATATATTATTATGGCCTTTTCTTACTGTCCGCATTGTGGATTTAAAAATATGTACTCTGTTCTTGCTCCAAAATTCTGTGGTGGATGCGGAGAGAGTTTAAATATATTATCTGCAGCAAAAACAAAAGCTGCTCCGCGCAAATCCGCTCCAAGGAGAGCGGAAATGATTGATGATCCTGATGGAGTAGATATTTATGAAGTACCTCATATTTCAAAACTATCGTACTCTATTGAAAGCGACAAAAATAAATTTGATTTAAAAGATCTTGTTCCACTAGAAGCTTTCGAAAATTTCGAAGAAGATAATAAACCTGCAAAGAAAACTAAAAAACGTGGAAACTCAAGAAAGTCTTAATTTCTCTTACGAGGACAAGGCGGAAGAAATTGACTTAGAGATAAAAAAGAGAAAAGGTAAATGGTTCTTGGATTCATTAGCCTGGTTTGACTTTGATGACGTTCAGCAAATAATAAAGGCTCACATACATAAAAAATGGCACCAATGGGATCAATCTAGATCTTTAAAACCTTGGGTTAATAAAATTATTACTAATCAAATGAAAAACATCTTGCGAAACAACTACAGTAATTTTGTAAGACCGTGCTTAAACTGCCCCTTCAATCAATCGTGCGCCACTAAGGACGGAGGAGAGTCGTCTCTTTGCGGCTTTACTAAAAGCGGTGCGCAAGACTCCTCTTGCCCTTTATACGCTAAATGGGAGAGAACTAAAAAACCTGCGTATGGAATCAAAATGGCATTAGCTTTGGAAAATCACACCCATGAAATTTCATCGATGCATGACCAGAATTTTGACCTTCTGGAATCTCAAGATAAATTGAATAAACATATGGAAAAAGAGTTGTCTGCTAAGCAGTATAAAGTATATGAATTGTTATTCGTGAAACATCTAGATGAAGAAGAAGTCGCTAAGAAGATGGGGTATAAAACCTCCGAAAAAGGGAGAAAAGCTGGATATAAACAAATTAAGAATCTCAAGAAAACATTTAAACAAAAAGCTCAAGAAATTTTAAAGAGAGAGGATATCATCTCTGTTAGGCCAACAATATTATGGATTTGACGGAAGATCAAAAACAGATCGTTAGAGAAAATGCAAAAAAAGTATCTGACCTTACGCAATTAACTAAGCTGGCTTTTCCTGAGGTAGAAAAAATTGACGGAAGAAGTAAACAAGGAAGAGCTGTTAGAGAGTTTTTATTGACCAACGAAATCGATTACGAAACAAAGCATATTTACCCTAAAGAAGATATTTCGTTATCTGAAGAGCAAAAAGATTTCGTAGATCAATCTGTGTCAAACGGCATGACCTGTGCGCAGGTTGCTACCGTACTGTTTCCAGAAATTAGGGTGACTCATAACACTAAGGAATATCAAGCGGTTTTTGGTTACGTAGATTCAAATGAAAAAATCAAAACCCCAGCTTCAGAGGACGCTATTAATAGGAGATATTCTTCGCCAAAAGCTACAAGTAAAATAATTAAAAAAATAAACGACTCCGCTCAAACAAATATTAACGAAGACAAGTTAACGATGGCAGAGAAAAGAAGTATTGAGTCCCTTGGAGCTTTTCTTTCTTCTCCCAGATTCATTCAGGTAATAAATACATACGATGCGCAGGCCGATAGAGACTTATTTGAAGCGGAATTCGTAAGAGCAACATGGGATAAACCTGACCTTACTAGTGACGAAATTAATTTATACATTAATGTTTGCATGGATTACATACATTTAAAAAATATTCAAAGCGCGATTAACAAATTAAATAGAATGTTTGATGAAGCGGAAGACCAGCAAGATTTAACTGTTAGACTTGCGGAGTTATTAAAAACAAAAAGCGAAGAATATAATCAATGCGAAAAAAGAATGGAATCCTTAATTCAAAAATTGCAGGGAGATAGATCAAAGAGGATATCTTCTAAGCAGCAACAGAATGCAAACATATTAGCTCTAGTTCAACTTTTTCAGGAGGAAGAAGAGCGAGGGGTTATGCTGAAAATTGCAGAATTACAAAAGCGAGCTGCAAAAGAAGATGCTGATCGATTAGAGTCTATGCCTAACTGGAAAGCAAGGGTGCTTGGGATTTCAAAAGAAGATGTCATCTAATTATATATGCAAAATTTGCTCTCTAGGATTTGAGAGCGAGAAAAAACTTCACATGCATCTGCGATCGCATAAGGTAACTCTAGCGGAGTATTATATAAAATACTACCCTAGATATAATTTATATTCACAATCAATAGGAAAAGAGGAGCTGCTTCCTTTCAAAAATAAAGACCAATATTTCTCGAAAGATTTCTCTACAAGGGATCAATTAATAAAGTGGTGCGAAAGTCAATCAAGCGATATTGTTAAACCTTATATGCTAAAGTTATTAAAAAAAAGAGTGTCAGAAAAAAATCTAAAGCGCGCCCCTTCTCACTTAGAGCTCGCTGTGAATGAGATGCCCACCATAGAGCTTTATCAAAAACATTTTGGGTCGTATTCTGCAGCCTGCAAGGAAGCTAAAGTTAGGCCTATGTTTGGGTCTAGACTGCCAGATGATTGGGGGTCAGAGGTTGACCCTTCTATTAAAATTTTCATAGACACAAGAGAACAGCAACCTTTAGAGTTTTCTAGTTCAGAACTATTGAAACTAGACTTCGGAGATTATGCTGTAGGTAAAGAACATTATGATTATACTTATGTAGATAGAAAAGGGGAGCAGGACTTTAAGTCTACTTTAAGCAAAAATAACTTAGAAAGATTTAAAAAAGAACTGCAGAGAGCTAGAGATTTCGATAGTTATTTATTTGTCGTGACCGAAGGTAGTATATCGAGTATAGAAAAACATAACCGTTGGTCGCCGCATATGTCTAATATGAAATATATTTATCACAACATGAGGGTGTTAACTCATGAATTCGCAGGTAACTGCCAATTTATTTTCACCGGAAGCAGGAAAGAGTCTGAAAGAATAATTCCAAAATTATTAATTTTAGGCCAAAAGCTTTGGGATGTAGATCTACAATATTATATCGATAACAATTTAATATAATGGCTTGGGAAACAGGAAACCAACTATCTAGGAATTCAGAAATGAATTTCAATGAACAACTTGAGGAAGTCAAGGGTTTTATCGAGGAAAAGGAAGCTAAGATTTTATTGTATAAATTTTTAAGAGAAAATATTACATTTACCGCGGATTTGGTTAGCGGGGTTCAACTGTTCCCTTTTCAGCATATGGCGATTAAGGCTATGTTTAGTACAGATTATTTTATGGGAGTTTGGTCTCGAGGAATGAGTAAATCATTTACTACAGCAATATATGCGTATCTAGACGCAATACTTAATCAAGGAGTTGAGATTGGTATACTTTCTAAGTCGTTTCGTCAAGCAAAAATGATATTTAAAAAAATTGAGGATATAGCATCCAAGCCTGGAGCGACTTATCTGGCTCAATGCATTACGCATAAATCAAAAAGTAATGATGAATGGCTTCTTGAAATAGGTAGTAGTAGGATACGAGCCTTGCCTCTTGGGGACGGTGAGAAATTACGCGGGTTTCGTTTTCACAGAATCATTATTGACGAGTTCGCCCTTATGCCTGAAAGAATTTATAATGAGGTTATAATACCCTTCCTTAGTGTGGTTGAAAATCCCACTCAAAGAGAGCAGTTATATAACCTAGAAACAAGTTTGATAGATAAAGGCGAAATGTCAGAAGATGATCGGCATGTTTGGAGAAACAATAAACTCATCGCACTTTCTTCTGCTAGTTATAAGTTTGAATATATGTATAAAGCGTACGAACAATTTGAAGATTTAATCCGCACCGGGAGCTCAAAACAAAGTGATGCTCACAGAGTTATCATGCAATTTAGCTACGATTGTGCCCCGAAGCAGTTATACGATCAAAATCTTCTAGATCAAGCTAAATCTACCATGAGTCAAAGTCAGTTCGATCGGGAGTTTGGGTCTATATTTACAGATGATAGTAGCGGGTATTTTAAAACCTCTAAAATGGCATCATGCACACTCAAAGACGGAGAAAATCCCCATGTAGAAGTTTGCGGGGAAGTTGGTTCGAAATATATATTAGCTTTTGACCCAAGTTGGGCAGAGAATGAGAGTAGTGACGATTTTGCCATGATGGTTTTAAAGTTAAATGACGATAAAAAAATTGGAACCGTAGTCCATAGCTATGCGTTATCTGGAACAAATTTAAAACAACATATATTTTATTTTTATTATTTACTCACTCATTTTAATATTGTATCTATTATTGGCGACTATAATGGAGGAGTGCAGTTTATTAATGCTTGTAATGAAAGTTCATTATTCAAAAAGAATAAATTAAATATTGGATGTATGAATACAAACTTTGATGACATAGAGCATTACCAGAAAAAATTAATAGAAGGAAAAAAAGAATACAATTTACAAGACACGACTATCTGTTATTTACGTAAACCAACTAGTCAGTGGATTAGATTGGCGAACGAATTGCTTCAGGCTAATTTCGATCATCATAGAATATACTTCGCAAGTAGAGCGATAGACGATGTATACAACGAACAAAGAAAGAAAAAAATACCGATACAGGATATAAAATTCCTAAGAACCTCTCAAAGTTTAGAAAGACAAACCAATGACGCTAAGATGATTGATTTTGTGGAGCATCAATTTGATATGATGAACTTAATTAAATCTCAGTGCTCTTTGATTAAAATATCAACTTCTGCGGGCGGGACGCAAACTTTTGATTTACCTTCAAGCTTAAAAAGGCAAACCGGACCAGAAAAAGCAAGAAAGGATTCTTACTCCGCATTAATCTTAGGAAATTGGATGGTTAAGCTTTATTATGACATGATGAATGTTAAGGCTGAAAACACGAATCACACTTTTACTCCCATGTTTATAAACTAGGTGTACCTTTTTCGTAAATGCCTAAAAAATATAAATATACAACAACTTTTGACAGCACAGTTTTTGCTTCGAGCGATATTGAGGGGTCTAATATAAGTAAAGCTTCTCTCGAGCCTCTCAGGCCGTTAATTCCAAAAGATATCAATTTAGACAGAAATATTGATTTACTGGGCGTCGCATTTAACGCGGCGGTAGTTAATAAGTTTAATAAAAATGGAGACGGTATTGACAGCGAAGCAGCTGTCGCCATTAAAGATTTCTTTATTCATAAACCAACAAATATCGAGCACGATAGAGATAAGATTGTCGGGCATATTGTATCCGCGGGTTTCTCAAAATACGATAATTCGTCCGAGCTAATGTCGGAAGAAGAGGCTTTGATTGAGGATAACGCTTATAATATTGCCCTTGCAGCTGTAGTTTATAAAACTGCAAGCAAAGAATTTGCAGATCTGGTCCTTAATTCTACTGATGAAGAAAGCGATTATTATGCAACTGTCTCTGCTAGTTGGGAAGTCGGGTTTAATGAATATGTGATTTCTGTCGGTGGAGATGATTTATATGGATCCACTATTATCTCCGACCCCCAAGAAATTAAAGCCTACTCCCCTTATTTAAAATCTTTAGGTGGAAAAGGTATGCTGAAAGACGGTAGGAAAGTTAATCGACTAATAATTGGAGATATTTACCCTCTTGGTATTGGTTTTACATCTAATCCTGCCGCAGACGTAAAAGGTCTTATTGCAGAAAAAACAGAATCGCCCGAACCTAAACAGCGAAAAAGTGAACCAATTAATCAATTAATAACAAAAACCGAAAAAACTTCCCATTCCATGGAAGAAGATGTACTAAACAAAGAAACCAATAATAATACTATTATGGACAAAGATATAATCATAAACGAATTCCGAGCAGCTTTAGATGAAAAGCTTGGCAACCAAGACTTTTCTGAAGAAAGCGTTGCTAGCATCTCAAAAGTATTTATAGAAGCTATCCGCGAGAAAGGCGAACAATATGTCGCCGACCTTGAAAAAGCTAAAGCTGAAAAAGAAGAAGCTGTTCAGGCTCAAAACTCTCTTCAAGAGAAAATGGGAAATGTAGAACAACAATTACAATCGACTCAAGAAAAACTTTCAGCCCTCGAGGAAGAGAACGCTGCTCGAGAAGCAGAAGTTCGCTTTAATTCTCGAATGGAGGCGCTAAATGAAATTTATGAGCTTGATGAAGATGATTCTAAAATCGTAGCCTCTGAGCTTGCTAACTTAGGGGAAACTGAAGAAAGTTTTGCTGGTTATCAAGAAAAATTGGCTAAGGTTTGGAAACACAAAAATAAAGAATTTATCGCTACAGAACAAAAAGCGTTTGAAGATCGCGTAGCTCAAGAAGTTGAGAAACGTTTATCTCAAACCTCCGAAGCTTTGGAAAGCGTTACAGAAAAAGTTGAAGTTGTAGAAGCGTCTGCAAGTCAAGAAGAAAGTGAAGCATCAGATGAAATCTCTGAAGCTCTTGATTCTCTTGAAGTTGAAGAAGCTGCTGTAATTAATAATAACGAAAGCTCTTCTGAAGGAAATTCTCTTCGAGATCGTTTCGCGAAGACTTTTAAAGAATCTGTTAAAATTTCATACTAATAATATAGGAAAAAATAAATTATGGCAAAAAGAATACTACCATACCGAGACTACAGTGAACATGATGTCGTTAATATGTTCTCACTTAAGGTTGAAAGCGGTGACTCACTCTCTGGGTGGGTCGAAGCTAGCAGCGGAAAGTGGGACTCAGGCGTTGTTGTTTCTGTAAGTGCGGGAGCTCTACCTGGTGAGGTTTCCGAATTGCGCGCAGAAACTCCAGATAATCTTAGAGATTATCTTGGTGCTAGTTTTAGTGGCGCGCATATTGGATTCAACGGATACCCCGCTAACACAGGTATGACTGTTGCTCCTGCTGCAGCTGGCGGTCGAGGGCTTGGAATCACTCTTCGTGAAACCTTAGCTTTCGACGAGAATGGAGAAAAATTACTCTATTACAAACAAAAACTTGATGAAGCCCAAGGAGTACTTCCTGGTCAAACAGTCCCTGTTTTGACCCGTGGATTAGTCCTTCTTTCTGCTGGTTCAATTGACGGAACTCCATCTGTTGGTGATGACCTAGAAATTAAAGCTGATGGCAAATTAGGGTCGCAGTCTTCTGGCTCAGTAGTCGGTTCTGTAATCGCTATCGGTGAAGAAAGTAACGATTCGTCTGCAAAGAAATATCTCTGCAAAGTTAGCTTCTAAGAAAGGAATTTAAAAATAATGAAAATTACTTTAGAAAGAACACCCGAGCAAGTCGAGCTTGTTAAAGCTATGGCTTCAAAAAATAGAGAGGTTGCCTACGAAGCGCAAACTGCTCTTGCTGAGTTTATTGGCCCAGTATTAGCAGAAGTCGTTAATACTGCCCCTACGGTCAGTAACATGTTTAATTCTCTTCAGTTTAATTCTGACGAGAGTCCAAGCATTCCTTTAGATCTCTATCATGATCTTACTGATGAAGACTATATTCAGGTTTGGAGTCAATCCGTTCCTGGAGGTCTCCCAACTAATCAAGTTGCCCCTTCGCAAAGCGAGCTTAAGTTCACAACTTATACTCTCGATAGCGCATTAAGCTTCGATAAGCGTTACGCTTCTCGTTCAAGGCTTGACGTTGTAAGTAAAACGTTTACTCGTATGGCGCAAGAAATCCTTCTTAAACAAGAAAAGACTTCTGCAACTATGATCATGACTGCATTGGCAAACGCAAAAACTAATTCTGCGTCTGAAAACCATGTTATTCGTTCGGCTCAAGCAGGTCGATTTTTACTCTCCGACCTGAACAAGTTGTTTACGCTCGCTAAAAGAATTAATACTTCTTGGACTGGCGGTACTCCTGCTGAGCGTCGTGGACGCGGAATTACAGATCTTCTTGTTTCTCCTGAAATCGTAGAAGAAATTCGTGGTTTAGCTTACAACCCAATCAATACTAAAGGTGATAACACTGATATCGCTGGTACTGATAGTATGCGTGATGCCATCTTTAACAGCGCTGGTATCCCCGAATTTTACGGCGTATCTATCCAAGAGTACAATGAAATGGGTAATGGTCAAAAATGGAATACTACGTTTGGTGTAGCTGCAGGCAGCACAAGCTGGGAAGGTAATTACACGACCTCTGATGCGGCTTCCGCTTTTGACACTTCTACAGAAGAAATTCTTGTTGGAGTAGATCTTAGCCGCGAATCAATGATTCGTGCAGTAGCTACAGATTCCGAGTCTGGAGACGAGTTTAGTCTTGTTTCTGATGATCAATTCGCTACACGTCAATCTAAAATTGGTTACTACGGCTCTCTTGAGGAAGGTCGCATGATCATAGATGACCGCGTACTACTTGGTCTCATCGTTTAATTTTTAAAATAAAATTAACGTTTTATAAAAGTCCACCTCAGGCGACTGGGGTGGATTTTTTATTTTATTAATTTATAATATATTAGTGTATTAATTCACAAAGGAAAAGGTAAAATTATGACAAATAAAAAAACAAAAACGAGTAAATCTACGAGCTCTGGGAAGCTCGCTAAAAAAAAGAAATCAAACCTTGACAGTTTGCAGCAAACAAACGGCAAAAGTTACGAAGATCAAGTCGCTCGCGCGCGAGAACTAGAGGATATTCTTGGCGTCGCTAAAATAAACCCATTTAAGACAAACGATAAAAGAATATTTGAAGAAATGATTCAAGAAATGAATTTAACTGACCTTCAGTCTTTTGCGGTAAAAGTTGGAGTTTTTCCTTCGGGAAACAAAACTGTATTAAGGAACAAGATAAAAAGGGCATTCGACTCTAGTCTACACGGCAAAGGAAGTGTGCAGGTGATCGGCGAACCAATGAAATTAGACCCAAATAATCCAAAGCATAAAGAATTAATTGATTACCTAAAGAATTAACATGGCCCACGATTTATCCCCAGATACTAACTTAGGAAAGCTCGCTGTTGGCATATATGATCAGGATATTGGAGAAGAGGAGCATGGTGAAGCGAGAAATAAAGAGATTGGTTTAATATCTGGATGGCTAGAAGGTCATTTAGGGGAATTAAATAATTTAATTTATACTTGTTTTAGCGGAAATAATCCAGAAGGACTGAATCTTGAAGAACAGTCTATTATGAGAGAAATGTATATCTCTGACTATAATCGAAAATCTCAAAGAAAAGTTTTAAATGGTTCAGCAAATGGAACTGACTTCCTTGTTATTAAAGAAGGCGATTCCATGATTCAGAAACCGAATCAAAACTTAATAGCGAAAAGCTTTCAGGACGCATACGATTCTTCCCAAGATCGATTAAAAGATTTAGTTTATTCTTATAATTTATACAGTGCAAAACCAAATCAGGTTTATGGAGCGGACGCCCCCTCTACCGGACAAAACACTTCTCTGGATTCATATTATAAATAAAAGGTGTAATATAATATATGAACAACATGTCTGAGGGTAATAATTCAAATAAAATAGTTAAATCTCAATTATTTCATATCTGGAAGAAAGCTAGGTTAATGTATGATATGGTAAAGGATGAAACCATTTTAGAGGATTGGGTTAAAAAGAGTATTTTCGATGCTTATGAAAATATAGACCAAGCGCTGCAATATGCAGAATATGAAAAAATATTCCCCAATCAAGAAGACCTAAAAGAGCTTGGAGATAAAGAAAAAAATAATTACCTCAGCAATGAAGACAAAAGGTACCCAACTCCCGTATCTCAAGAAACTGGGGATCAATTTATGACAAGGTGCATACTTGACGCTAACATGAAAAAGAGATATCCAGTTCAGGGGGATAGATTTGCAGCCTGTATGTCTATTTTTAACGAGAAAAAAGATGAAGCACCAATAAATCCTGGAGAAAAATTCGAAGACCCTATGGAAGTTAAGGAGCCTGATCAAATCGATCCTGTTAAGCCTCTGCTTCCGTAATTTTGTAAATTATTTCGTTTTTAATAAAACTAAATTTAATGTTTTGATTATCTCTTAACTCTTTGCTTAGAATGAGTTTTGATAATTTATTCTCTATATATTTTTGAATTAACCTTTTTACTGGCCTGGCCCCCATTTTCTCTAAAGCGGCATTTTCTGCGATAAAAGATGATACTTTGGGCGTGATTGATATTTTGATATTTTTATCTTTTAATTTGTAAGATAGTTTGTCAGATTCTAGCTTTACAATTTTAGATATATCTTTTGCTTCGAAGTTTTTAAATAAAATTATTTCATTTAAGCGGTTTAAGAATTCTGGCCTAAAAAATGTCTTTAACTCATCCTTTAGCTTATTCATAGCTTCGGTTTCTCCTATTGGTGAGCCAAAGCCTATCGAGGGCTTGCTAATCTTTTCGCTACCTATATTACCTGTTAAGATAATGGTGCAATTAGAAAAGTTGATTTTTCTACCAGAATTGTCTGTAACAAAACCTTCTTCGAGGATTTGCAATAAAATATTTAAAACCTCTGGATGCGCTTTTTCTACTTCATCAAACAAAACAACGCTATACGGGTTTTTGCGGACTTTTTCAGTTAATTCTCCACCTTCTTCATAGCCAACATATCCTGGGGAAGCGCCTATAAGGCGACTAGAAGAAATCTTTTCAGAAAACTCGCTCATATCTAACTGAATCAACTTATCTTTGCTTCCATATATAAATTCAGCAATACATTTTGCTGTATATGTTTTCCCTGTGCCGCTTGAACCTACAAGCAAGAAGCTTCCTACAGGCTTGCTCGGGTCTTGCAAGCCAGATTTAGACCTTAATACGCATTCTGAAATTTCTTTAATGGCTTCGTGTTGTCCGATTATTTTTTTATTTAACTGCTTGAAGAGTCCCAGCATTTTTTCTGAATCTTTTTTAGAAATTTCTGACATAGGGATTCCTGTTCTGGAAGAAATGACTTCGTATATATCCTTTTTTCTTACTGAGATTTTAGATTTTATGGTTTTTTTTGCCCATTTAGAAATAACTTCGTCATATCTCTCAAGTAGGTTTAGCTGCTGATCTTCTAATTCAATAGATCTTGCGCCAGTTAAGTGGACTTTTGATTCCTCAACCGCCAAATCTTCTAGCTCTCTCTCTATATCTTTAGCTTCCTGAGGCCTTTCGATGTTTTTGATTTTGACCTTCGAGCCCACTTGGTCAAGAATGTCAATAGCTTTATCAGGAAATTGTTTATCTACAATATATCTCGCCGAAAGGTTTACAACTAAATCTAGCACTTCATCTGGATAGTGAATACTGTGGAATTGCTCGTATTTGGTTTTTATTCCGTAAATTATTTGTTTGGCTTCCTCTTTGGTTGGTTCGATCACCTTTACACCTTGAAACCTCCTGTCTAGAGCTCCATCTTTTAATATAGATTTTTTATATTCTTCTTGCGTAGTTGCCCCGATACATTTTAACTCACCTCTCGCCAGTAATGGCTTTAGCAGGTTTGCTGCATCCATACTTCCTTCGGCGCTACCCGCCCCTACTAAAGTATGTATTTCATCAATAAATAATATTATATCTTTATTTTTTCTCGCGTCTTCAATAATTCCTTTCAACCTTTCTTCAAATTGCCCTCTATATTTTGTTCCGGCAATTAAAGAACCTAGGTCGAGCGAGTAAATTGTTTTATTCAACAAGAAATCAGAGCAGGATCCGTTAGTGATTTCTTGAGCTAAGCCTTCAACTATGGCGGTTTTACCTACTCCTGGATCGCCTAAAAGAACTGGGTTATTCTTGGTTCTTCTGCATAAAATCTCGCAGACTTCAGATATTTCTTCATTTTTCCCTATTATGGTATCAAATTTTCCCTGAGAAGCTAGCGAATTTAAATTGGTTGCAAACTTCTCTAGATTTTGAAGTTTCACATCCTTCACCGGAGCTGCCTGGATAAAGCGTTTTTCCTTTCTTTTTTCGGCAGGTTGATGCTCTTTTGATAAATGAAGGTATTCTCTTACTTCAGCAATAATATCGGTTTCCGAGGCATTAAATGAATCAAAATACTCTGGTATATTTGACTCTTCGTATTTAAGCAAAGCTAATAGCATATGTTCTATACCTACATATTCATGGCCAAGCTTTTCGCTAATAGAGGCCGCAACCTTTAATACTAAATGGAAATGTTCGTCATAAACAGGTCGTACTTCTTCTGGATCTGCATTAAATTCATCTTGTGAAGATGCTGCAAAAATAGCGTCTTCGATTTTTTCTTTTAATTGCGCTTGGTCAATTTGCAATAAAAACAAAATCTCACTCAAAATACCAGCATTTAAATTTACCATGCCGAAAAATAGATGATCTAGTGCGATATACTCGTTGAAATATTTTTTAGCAACTTTTTTGGCTTCATTTATAGCTTGTTGCGCTCGAGGCGTAAAGTTAGGTTTTGGAGTCATTTTCATTTAATTACACTGTAAATCATTTAATATCAGACATTTTCATGTATATCTTTTCATCCATTATGTTTAATGAGTCCAGAAATACTATGTCTTCCCCTTTTCTTCCATACACTACGATTATATTCTTTTTTGATGGAGTTTTCTTCTTTGATTCGAAATATCTGTCATAAAAATTGCCTCTTCTGGAATTTAAAAGCATGGCGTCATATTTGCCGTGTTCATCTGTAATTGACAGCTTCATATATTTGTTCCCGTTGCGAGAAGTTCTTTTAATACAGTCTTCCACGACTCCAATGAATTTACCTTTTTCATCCGAATCCATGAGATTTAAATCCCTTGAATCTTTTAAAGCTTTATAAGAATCAATAAAACACGATTTAAGGGATGAGCTATGGCTATATCCAAGAAGTTCTGTTTCAAAATACCAATTCGCGAAACCTTGATACATTTTATTTTTGTCATAAATTAATTTGTAAACATCATATTTCTTCTTGAACGTTTTGAATCTAGACTCTTTCATTAATGGTTTACCGTCATCTCCGACCAAGTCTCCTTTTTTGGCGTCTGCTATGCAGTTTAGAAGTTTGTATTCATATTTTTCTCCAAGAGAAATAAAATTACGCTTCTCTCTATCAGTAAGAAGGTTAAACGCTTGAGCTTCAAGAGCCATTAAAGACCTGTTTTCGCCTTTACTTTCTAAAGCTCCAGCTTGTATTAACGAACTTAAGATTCCAATATTTAATCCAGCCTGCTTTGCCGCAAGAAAGATATCATATTTTGTGGGAGTCTCGGTAGAACGAAAGTCTCTGAGAGACTGAAGTGATTTCTCACTTACGCCTTTAATACTATTTAACCCAAATCTAATATTCTTTTCTTCAAAAGAAAAATCCATACTAGACTTAGCTAGATCAGGGCATAAAAGTTTAATGCCGAAACTGGACAATTCCTTAGAAACTTTTGATATTTCTTCCTGCGGAGATGGTTCGTATTTGGTCATTTTTAATAAGGATATAAAAAATTCTCTTGGGTAATTGAATTTTAAATATGCTGTCCAAGCAGACAGAGTTGCGTATGCAAGAGAGTGCGATTTATTAAAAGAATAATTTGCGCTATCTTCTGCGACGCTCCATAGTATATGAGAGATTTCTGAAGGAAGATTATTTTGCTGGATTTTGTCCTCAATCTTTTTTTTCCAAGCAGGCATTTGGTCGACTTTTTTCTTACCTACAATTCTTCTAAGCTGCTCCGCTTCATCAAGCGTGAATCCAACCTTAACTGCCATTTGCATTAGCTGCTCTTGGTAAAGGGGGATTCCTCCCGTATAATCTAAAACGTCACTAAAAAATTCATGAATAACCTGAGCTTCCCCCGTCTCAGAATATGTTGCGTAATCATCTAAAAATTCTAAGGCTCCAGGCCTTCCAATTGCTACAACTGCGCTAAGCTGCTCTAAGTCTTTAGGTTTGATCTTTTTGCAGACTCTATAGTTTGTGTCAGATTCTAATTGAAAGAGTCCGTGAGGCGTGCTGAGGGAGCGTAGCGGCGTGTATACGTCCGCGTTATTAAGGTCTACCGATGAGATGTCAATATCTAGGTTTCTGCATACATCATAAATCACACTTAAAGTCCTTAATCCTAAGATATCAAATTTAACCATCAGCTCCGCCACCCAATTCATGTCGTAACCCGTAACTAAAGCTCCGTCATTCGATTTTTGAATTGGACAAATGTCTGTGATTTTTTGAAAAGAAATCGCAATGCCACTAGGGTGGACGCCAGAGTTTTTATTTAAACCTTCTAGTTTGAGAGAGATCTCGAAAACTTCTGGATTATTTGCCGCCCAATCTGCAAATTTTTCACTTTCTTCTGTTGCGGACGAAATAGGCATAACAATACCGAATTTTTTTGGAATAGTACTACTGACTTCATTAACTTCTTGTTCAGAAAGTTCTCCAACAATTTTGCCGCATTCTTTCACGCAAAGTTTTCCGCTAAGAGTGTTAAGGGTTAATATTTTTGCTGTACGAGAGGGATGCTTTCTTTCAATATACTCGATAACTTCAGCTCGTCTTTCATATGCGATATCATTATCAATATCCGCCAAAAGACTGCCGTCAAGATACGTTTCTCCGTCTTTTTCTATTTTTCTCGCCCTACTCTTGGACACAAAGCGCTCAAAAAACAAACTATACTTAACGGGGTCGACATTTGTAACCCCAATTAGATATAATACTAAAGAGCCTGCGGCTGACCCTCTTCCTGGGCCAGTCGGAATATCATTTTCGTGGCAATAATTTATTATATCCCAGTTTAATAAAATATAATCTATAAATCCTAGTTCATCTAAAATTTTTAATTCCGATTTTGCTCTTTCAAAGTAATCTTTCTTGTTTTTAAATTTATCTACCCCTCTATCGTATACCCCTTTATAGCAAAGCTTTCGAAGAAAGTCGAAGTTAGAAATATCTTCTGACGCTTCAAGCATTTCATAATATTTTTTTTCAATTTTAATCTCAGGAAGCTTCACTCCTGGAGGGGCGCAGTCTTCATACTTTTCGAATTGTTCTGTAAAATTCATTATACTTCTATTTCCCATATCATTTTTTTAAATACTTCGTAGTTAACTTTAATGTCGTATAAGGCATCATGCAATTTTTTCTCATCAAAGTCAACATCAAAATCTTTGCAGCACTGCCTTAAGTTGCAACTTAAGCCTCTTTCAATCAGGTGGTTAAGTCGGTATTGCCACGCTAAAAAATTATCATCTTTATCTAGCTTTATTCTCTTTTTGAGAGCTTTTGCAAGGCATAAGGTATCTACTAAGTGCTCAGTATAGCTAAAATCTGTTTCTGCATTTTCATCAATTAATTTGCGGTGAACATTATGCATATAAACATCAAACCCTAGTAAGTTGTGCCCAACCTTAAGATAGGAGTCGTCATACAAATACTTCTCTAAATGATCTAGCGCGACTTTGGGGCACGAAGCTTTTTTCTTGTACTTTGATTCTGTAAAGCCTGTGATCTTAGCCGCATCAGGAGAAACGTTTAGTTCGTCCCACTTAAGCCAATAATCTTTTTGCTCTACAATTTTATTATTTTCTATCACAAGAAACGCTAGTTGCCATGGTTTATTATTTGATACAAGATTTAAATTACATGTTTCATAATCAAACAGTAAATACTTTTTATTTTTTTGAAATCTAAGTAGTGATTCTTTCATTTTTCTCCTTCCAGCTTTCGAAGCAAAATTCATTGCTACCGAAGTGATCTAAGTTTGGTTTTGATAACGTTTTATTGCCGAAGCTTCTGCCTGTTATGCACTTATAAGTTTGTAAGGCTTTTACGTCTTTTTTGTTTTTATAATATATACTTTTAGTTGTTTGTGTCTCAAGTTTATTATTTTGCGCGTACTCCTTAACTCTGTCGCCTATAAAATTATCGAAAGGCAGAGAGTTGCTTTCTAGAAACAATATCGGTTTGCAGAAGTCAAAATTTGGTGTGCAGTTGCAAAATTTAATTAAATTATTAAATATAAACGAATCATAAAAGGGAACAGCTAATAATAAATCTTTATTTTCCCAGTATTTTTTTAAAGTTTTACGATCGACGCAATTATAGTTTTCCGTATTAGCTAGGCTTGATATATTATTTAACAATTTACAACCGTTTGAATTTTTAGCAAAGATTATAATCTTATGAGAGGATTGTTGGCTTTCTTCTTTTGGGTTGGTTTTTGCATCTTCTTTCATGTTTATTCTTAAACCAAAAATTAATTTCAATCCAAGGTTGTCTGTTTGTTTTTTGGCTTGCAAAAATCCAGTTAACGAATCTTCGACAAGAACTACTTCTTTTAAGTTATTTTCTATAGCAATTGAAAAAACACTGTCCGACTTGCCTTCTTTATGTGTAATTGGATCTTCAAGCGTTAATATGCTTTTGCCTATAGAAAAGTGGCTTTTAAATAATGGTAACATGCTACATATTCTATACTAAACACAGTTAAATGTCAAGACAGAAAAGTTATTAACACTATTATATTCCTGTTGACAATTTCCCCTCTAAATGTTAATATTTTAAACACAATATGGATATAAAAGTAAAAAAACGAAACGGTAGGCTTCAAGACTTTAATGTCGAGAAAATTAATGCTAATGTTGAACGCGCATGTGATGACATTTCTGACGTGTCTGTGAGTGAAATTGTGCTAGACGCTCAGTTGCAATTATACGATAAAATCACAACCAAGGAAATTGATACAGCTCTTATCTTAAGTGCGAGAGAAAAAATAGAAAAAGAACCTAATTATGGTTACGCTGCAGGCAGGCTGCTGTTGAACACAGTATATAAAGAAGTATTTAAAGAGGGTGTTGATTCAGATGTTTTTAAGCTGCAATACCGAAAAAGTTTCGTTCAAGGGGTTAAAAAATTAGTTAAAAGCGAAAAATTAAACCCAAGAATGCTTGAGTATGATTTAACTAGGCTGTCAGAAGCTATTAAGATACGCAGAGATCTTTCGTTTAAATATTTAGGAATACAAATTCTTGCGGATAGGTATTTTATCAGAGAAGACGATAAAATTATGGAGGCCCCTCAGTCTTTTTGGATGCGCGTAGCTATGGGGCTCGCTCTTAACGAGGAAGACAAGGAAGCGTGGGCAATCAAGTATTATGATATGTTTAGCCAATTTTTATACACCTCTTCGACTCCTACTCTTTTTAATAGTGGGACGGTCAAATCTCAATTAAGTTCGTGTTATTTAAATACTTTTGATGACAGTATTGACGGTATTTTTGATGGGGCTTGGCAAGAAGCTCGCAAGAGCAAATACGCTGGAGGTCTAGGTCTTGATGTCACCCCTTTTAGATCAACAGGTTCACACATTAAGGGGACCAACGGTGTTTCTAGCGGACTTGTTCCTTGGCTTAAGATCTATAACGACCTTCTTGTAGCAGTAAATCAAGGAGGGAAAAGGCCTGGAGCTGGATGCGCTTATTTAGAACCTTGGCATTTAGATTTTGAAGATTTTTTAAATCTAAGAAGAAACACTGGAGATGACAGATTGAGGTGCCACGATATGAATACAGCTTCTTGGATTCCTGATGAATTTATGCGCAGAGTTCAGGGCAAAGACGCTTGGTACTTCTTCGACCCAAAAGAATCCGGTCTGCATGATCTATTCGGGGAAGAGTTCGATAAGAAATATAACGAATTATGCGAGAAAGCTGAAGAGGGTTTAATAAAAAACTATAGGGTTACTCCAGCAAAAGAGCTGTGGAAAAAGATGCTCAAGGTTTTATTCGAAACTTCGCACCCATGGAATACTTTTAAGGATCCATGTAATATACGTTACACAAATCAACACGAAGGCGTTGTTCATAGCAGCAATTTATGTACAGAGATTACTCTTCACACTAAATCCTCTAAGTACGATAAGGGGGAAAAAACTAGCGTTGGAGAAACTGCTGTCTGTAATTTAGGCTCGGTAAATTTACTTAATCATTTAAATGATGATAACGCTTTAGATTATGGCAAGTTAGAGAATACAATACATACCGCTATTAGAGCGCTAGATAGTGTTGTGGATCTTAATTTTTATCCGACTAAGGAGGCGGAAAATAGTAATTTAAAGCATCGACCTATTGGTTTAGGTATAATGGCTCTACATGATGTCTGTCATAGAATGAATATTAATATTGATAGTGATGAAGCCGTTGAGTTTAATGATAAATTATTTGAGTTTTATTCTTATCATGCAATTTTGGCCAGCTCTAAGTTAGCAAAAGAAAAAGGAAAATACGCTACATTTAATGGCTCTCTTTGGAGTCAAAATAAATTGCCTATCGATTCATATTCTGAGTTAATGAAGTATAAAGGTAAGAGACCTGAAATTAATACAAGTTTAAATTGGGACGAAGTTAGGGAGCATATTTGCAACCATGGAATGCGAAATAGTAATGTTATGGCTATCGCCCCCACAGCTACAATTGGTTATATAAATGGAGTCGAACAAAGTATAGAACCTAATTTCTCTGTGTTATTTGTTTATGAGAATAAAAGCGGCAATTTTTTTATTACTAATCAACATTTCATCAATGATATGAAATCTGCAGGATTATGGAATAGCGAAATAGCCAAGCTCGTGAAGAGTGTTGACGGAGACCTATCTTTATTAAATGGGGATATCCCAACGGAATTAAAAGAAAAATATAAAACCGCATTTGACCGCGATATGTTTAAATTAATTGAATGCAATTCAGTTCGCCAAAAATGGATCGATCAAGCTGTGAGTTTTAATCTTTATAATAAATCTACTTCATTGAAATATTTAAATGATGTTTATGTAGCTTGCTGGGAGGCTGGATTAAAAACTACTTATTACCTCCGAAACAGAGCGGCTTCCAAGGTAGAAAAGTCTCACGCAGAAGAGGTTAAAAAAGAAGACCCTTCTGCTTGCAGCATTGAAGCTATGAGAAATGGAGAGATATGTGAAAGCTGTCAATAATGACGAGATTCAAGCATTTAAAGTCCTTTAAGGAAGCTGTAGTTAGATGCAAGTTAATCAGGAAAGACCTTAGGAGAATTAACTCTAATATAGATTCTATAAATTACAGAAAGCAAAGAGATTATGCAGAAACAGCTTACATTCAAACGTTAGAAGAAATAATTGATAGGGGAAAAAAATATCTATCATTAAATCCTGAAGCTGATGAATCCATAAGAGTTGCGATAGATATAGAAAAATATCAACATCTATTAAACAAATTAGAGTAAACTTAATCTTGACTTGAAACGTTATTTATTATACAATAAAACTATGAATGATAAAACAGGAGAATTATTAACAGAAAATATCGCGGGGGTAAATAGAATATTACCTCATAAACATAAATATGCGTGGGATTTATTTTTAAAAAGTTGCGCCAATAATTGGATGCCTACTGAAATTAGTATGCAGAACGACATTAAACAATGGAAGAACGATGAAATCACAGAAGATGAAAAATTACTCGTTAAACGATGTCTTGGGTTCTTTGCGGGATCTGAGTCTTTGGTTGGCAATAACCTGCTTCTTTCGGCTTTTAGGTTTATTACTGATGCTGAATGTCGTCAGTATATACTTCGTCAAGCTTTTGAAGAAAGTCTTCACAATCTTACGGTAGTATACGTTTGCGATAGTTTAGATTTGGATATAGAAGAGGTTTTTGCGGCTTACGAGACAATACCAAGTATTAAAGCAAAAGATGACTTTTTGATGACTATCACTAATGATATTAGTCGACCAGATTTTAGCGCTCATACTATAGAAGGCAAGCAAGAAATTCTTCGCAATTTCCTAACTTTTTGGATTGTTTGCGAGGGTACATTTTTCTTCAGCGGCTTTGCAATGTTATTGGCTTTAGGTCGCCAAAACAAACTTCAAGGAATATCAGATCAAATTAAATACACCTTAAGGGATGAAAGCTCTCACATCGCTTTTGGAACGTATCTAATTAATACTTTAATAGAGCAAAACCCAGAGATTTGGACCAAAGAGATTCAAAATGAGTTTGTCGACCATATGAAAAAAGCCGTTGAGCTTGAGATAGCTTATGCGCATGATGTATTACCTACGGGTATTCTTGGTTTAAATGCAGATATGTTTGTAGATTATATGTACTACATTGGTAATCGCCGGTTAGAAGCTATTGGCTTAGATTATCGTTTCCCAAGCGATAAAAACCCTTTTCCTTGGTTAAGTGAAGTTGTGGACGTTCAAGCTATGGGAAACTTCTTTGAGAGAAGAGTTAGAGAATATCAACAAAGCGGAGCTTTAGAAGACGACTTTTAATTTCAAACGACTCCAAAAGAAATGTTCTAGCCCCCGTAAGGGGGCTTTTTTATGCCAAGATATCAAGCAAAGGCTCGCCTTTATGGGCTATTGTAAACGGTCTTCCGGAAGGAGAGTATTGGTAATCATTTAATGATAAGCCCAAAGTATGTGCAATAGTTGCATTCAAGTCTTCAGGCTTAACAGGCTTGCCTTCTACGGGGGTGCGGCCTGTTTTGTCGGTTTCTCCATAAGTCATTCCTCCCTTAACTCCTCCTCCTGCCAAAAAAGCCGTAAAACAATAAGGCCAGTGATCTCTTCCGTCTCTTCCATTGATGTTTGGAGTTCTTCCAAATTCAGAAGTTAAAACTACTAAGGTGTTAGAAAGCATACCTCTTCGGTTTAAATCAATTAACAGACCGCTTAGAGCTTGATCGATATCGGTACAATTTGCTGCTACTCTATCAAAGTTATTATCATGCGTATCCCATCCCCCTCTTGTTACCTCAACATATCTTACGCCATGCTCTACGAGCCTTCTTGCTAATAAGCATCCTTTTGCAAAATTAGTTTGACCATAAAGATTGCTTGTTGACTCTGGCTCTTTTGTAATGTCAAAAGCATTTAGATCATTGCTATTCATTAATTTAATTGCATCTTTATATAAGTCGGAATAAGCTCTTACTTTTTTCTGCGGAAACTGAGTGGAGAAATTTTCATTCAAAGCTTCTGCAATAGATATTCTGCTTTGAAAATGCTCGTGATCTAAGTATGAAGCCATTTTGCTGTTAGCTAATCCCGAGTTTGGATTGTTAATTGGTAACGCTCCATATTTTGATTCTAAAAAGCCCGCGCCGCCTCCGCCCCCACCTATTTTAACGTTACTAGGTATCGTTCTATTAATTGAGCCAGAAAGTTTAGATACCCAGCTACCAAATGTAGGGTGAACAATTGTACCTCGTTTAAGGTAGCTTGTATGCATTAAATAACTTGCTTGTTCGTGAGCCCCTTGGCTTGTGTTCATCGTTTTAATTATTGCTGCGTGATGCATGAGTTCTGCAGTTTTTGGCAAGTTTTCAGAAAGAATTACCCCGTCTGCGCTTGTTGAAATAGATTTAGTAGGGCCTTGGATATCTGGCGCATCTGGCTTTGGTCCAAATGTATCAAGGTGAGACATGGCTCCCCCCATGTTTAAGTAAATAACGTGCCTTGCTGTCGGAACTCTTGCTCCAGGGTTCAAAGCGCTAACATTGTTATGTATATATGCTCCTGCCATCGGCATCAATCCCACGCCGAAACACGCTTTAGCTGCATGAGCTATAAATTCTCTTCTTCCTAATTCATCTATTGTATTAAAGTTCATAATAGATTATTACACAATTTTGAGAAAAGTCAACAGAAAGTGTATCATATATAATGAGGTTTTTATTACTTATGTTCGTTATACCCAGTATTTTATGGGCTAGATTACAAAGGCAAGATTTTTTAGATAATTGTGATTGGTGCAAAGAGCAAGCCAAGTATACTCAACCTTTAAATCTGGGAGAATGGAGAAGGATGTGTCAAAGAAAGCCTAAGCCCATTTGGTTTAATTATAGAAATATCGGCAAAGTATACGGAACGTACAAAGAGAAGACTTCTATGTGTTGGATGTATTCTCAGAGACTGGGTTGGATATATAATACTCCGGAGCATGAAGATTACATATATACCGATAAATTTGGTTGGTTATATATGAAGAAAAATATGGTATATTTTTTTAGAGAGAAGAAGTGGGGCTATTTCACAAATATAAATTCATGAGTATTGATTAACGTCCATATTATTTCCTTATATGCCTCTTTTTTATCTTTAATATTGTCAGTAAATATTTTCATTTCTTTTGAAGAAGGTTCTCTGTTCAATATATATTTATATCCTACTTTAACTTTATCGTTTAACGATTTTTGAGATTCAATCGCTTTAATAATTTCAAAGTTTTTATTTTTTAATAATCTAGTTTCCACAAAACCATTGAGTAGGTTTAGCACCTGCGTTGCAGAAGCGCTTTTATTTGAGTTTTCTATCTGCTCTCTGTCTGAACCGCCAAACTCGCGAATAAGGTGCCCTACGGGCGCGGGGGAGGGTAATTCAGAAGCTCTTACGGAGTTGCGGTCTTTCACGTGATTTTGTTTATATTCATCTTGCTTGGATTGTTGTTGAGATTTGAATTTATCAACACAAGATTCACAGCAAAATGCAATTGTTTCTCCATTTTCGTTGAGAGCTAATAAGGTTGGATCAATAGCTCTTCCAGGTTTGATTGGGCAATCGGTATTTATTGGTTCCGAAAACTTTGTTTCGCTTGCCATTTTTGGCCTTTCTGTTTTATTAATTTTGGCCATAAGATCTTGAAATAATTCTTCTCCAGTCATAGGTGAGAAATTTTCAAACTGTTCGTAACCTTTTGTGTTTTGCTCTAACTTTCTGGAGTCTATATCGTTAAACGTTAAATTTACTAATGAATCCCAAATTTGTTCGCCACTCATTCTTTCAAGTATTGGGCCTTGGTAAAAATAAGGTATTGCATTTTTTGATTGTTTTTCTGGGTCTGGGCCAGCTACAATCCATTTTACCTCAATAGGTATAGATTGATCTTTATTATCTTTTGGGATAACATCTCTAATGACAGATTGTCTTTGAAAAGTTTTTGTATTATAAAGTATCCTGAGAAACTCTTTCAAGTCATAGTCTAGCGCAACTATAACTTTTTCTAAATGAAGCTGCAGCTTTGCATCTGTAGCTAATGTATCATCAAACATATTATCTAGAGGCTCGATTAAAGCTAAGCCGAAAACCTCTTTCCATAGGCGATTTACAATTACCGCAGTAAATCTTGGATTAGAGTCTGACGCTAACCAATTAGCGTAAATTTCCCTAGAACCTGCTTCTGGAGTTTTAGTTTTTATGTTAATTTCTTGACCAAAAATTGTTTTTCCTGAAAGTACTTCGCTTGGTTTTGCATTATCGTATTGATAATCATTTGGCAAATTAATTTTGCCAGAACCTAAACTATCAAGACCTGTTTGAAGGACATCTTGAATAGATCTAGATTCATTTCTTAGTTGCCTGGATTTTTGCGGTTCACCTGCTTTTTCAAGCCTTCGTTGTTCGGCTCCAACTAGCCTGTTGAATTGACCCAAATTGTCGACACCTCTTCTTCTTAAGTTTGTTGATCCGCTGGTAAATGCCGCCATTTCATAGAACTGCTTTTGTGTCCAGCGATCAAAAGGGTGATCGTGGCATTGAGCGCACTCAAGACTAGTTCCAAGAAAAACCCGCACTGTGTTTGCCATGTTGTCGAGAGGCATGTTTACGTCTCGAGCGAAATAACTAACCCCTTCGTTCCCTTTTACCCAAAGAGCTCCGGACGAAGAAAGCATTTCTCTAACCCATTCGTCGTATGGTCTATTATTTGATATAAATTCTTTTACATAATTTTTGTATGGTATTCCTGAGACTCTATTATTTAACCTGTCTTTTATTCTTAAGATATCCGCCCAGAAATTAAACCAATGACTTACATACCCTTCGCTCCCTAAAAGTTGATCAATTAGCTGAGATCTTTTATTTTTATCCTTATTATTTAAAAAAGCTTCTACTTCGATTAAGGATGGTGTTCGTCCGATAACTTTTAAATATGATCTACGTAAAAACGTAGCATCGTTAACCTCTTTATTTGGTCTTAGATTATATGATCTTAATTTTGCTTCAATTAAACTGTCGATGTACCTCGCATGAGTATTTAAATCATTATCTGATAGAGGTTTCTTGAATTTAGGCAAAGCTGTGTGACTGGGCGGGAAGTTGTTTTTAATATAAGCCTGATTATCTTCTGTTAAAGAATCTATTGCTATTTTGAATAGTTGCAAATCGCTTGATCTTTTTATTAGAGCGTGAGTCGCATTCGCCTCAAGAACATCTCCTTTTAGACCTTTTCCGTTGTTAAAGTAAAGTTTATCGCCGAAGCAATAGATTGATGATAGGAATAATAAAATTAGTTTTTTCATTGTAGGATTATAATATTTAGAGACTATAATTACACAAAAAAGCCACCCATTTCTGGGTGGCCTATGGAACATTTACTAGATTTCTTAAAAAGAAAAGTTAAATGCTGCGGACAATAAATCCTCTCCATTCATAGATTCAGAGTCAACTCTCGCATACCCTAAAGAACCTTCAATAGAATTAGTTAGATTTTTTGAAAGAGTTGCTCCGACTTGATAATAATCATTATTTTCAACCCCATACCTATCTGCATTGCCGACTGATCCGACAATGGTTAGGTTTGCGAATTGCAAATCAAAGCCATGCGACATTCCTCCTTCGAACACATAGTTATTGTCACTTGTATCTCTTTGAATTAATACATAAGGCGACAATACAGTATTTAAGCTCAATTTCACAACTGCATCGAGTTGACTTTGACCGCTTACAACTTCTTCGTGCTCAAGACCCACATAAACTTTAAGTAAATCTGCAAATTCGGAAGAAGCTCCTACAGAAAAAACATAAACACTTTGTCCGTCAGATAGTTCGTCAAAAGAAGATGCCGAACCTTCAAGAGTTAGACTTTCAATTTCTTGACTGTAACCCACTGAAGCAGAGAAACTTTCTTCTGTTAGTAAGGAACCTTTGTTGAATGTGTCGCTTCCATATCCAAGAGATACAGAGCCTGATCCAGCGTAAGCTGCGTTAATAAAAAGCGCCGTAATGGCGGTAGCAGTAATTAATAATTTTTTCATAATTAAAGTAAGATTATATATAATATATCAGAAATGTCAATCAATTTTTATTTTATTTGATAACTTTCCTTTTTTGCGAGGGATTTTAATTTGCAATATACCGTTGTTCATTGATGCAGATATTTTATCAGAATCCAATTCTGACGTAAGCTTAAATGTATTCTTGAATCCATCTTTAAAGATTTGTTGCTGAATATACTCTCCTTCAATAGATTCTTCTTTTGGGGTTTTATAAGAGACAGAGAGCTTTCCGTTGTCGCATTCGATGTTGATGTCTTCCTTGGGTATTCCTGGAGTTAGTAGTTCTATTACGGTTTCTTTTTCTCTCGCAATAACATTAGCTTGAACTGGATAATCATCTAAATCATTAAAATGATCTGTTTCTTCGGGTGATGAGAAGTTAAGGAATAAATCATTTAATAGATGATTCATTGTTGTTTTTGTTTTATTTGAATCTGGTCTAGAATTTTTTTTGAAGTAATATGACATAATATGTATTTGTTAGGGGTTAAGGTATAATAAAATTATATTTGCAAAAGTTATGCCAATTATTTTTTAAAAAGAAAATTTCTCCATTCAGCGCGCTCTTTTTGAAAGGGATGAAAGAAAGGGTAAGGGTAGGAAGGCTTTAAATCTTCGCCTCTATAGTTTTTGTATGGATATATCGCTGCCTTTTTCGAGTTGCATGGTTGACAGGTGAGTGTGACATTATGACTCTCTTTTGTGCCTCCTTTGCTTTTGGGATAGATATGTTCAATGGTCGTATCTTTTATTTCAAACTTATCTCCACAGATTTGGCAGCAACCTTTATATCTTTTATATAAATATCTTAAATTAGGTTTTTGCTTTGTTTGGTGAACCCATTTTGCAGTAGTTAGCAATATAGTAGGAACTGGGTATAGCTTATTTGATGAAGATATAAATGGCTGATTTTTATAGTAAGTAGCCCGCTCTTCATCTACCCATTCTTCCCAGTATAGAGGCTCTCCTGATTGCGATAAAACTTTGATAGAAGAATTTTTATCAGATATTGATCCGCAAGATATTAGTTTTCGAATCCCTTCTTTCGCTGTGGTAATATTAATTGGAGTCCAGAAGTGAGAGAGTATTAAAACAACTCTATCTTTTCCTTGTATAAGGTCCAATATTTATTTTTCAGGTTTTTCGTGGGTATAGCCCATTTTTTTCATTTTAAGATGATCTTCTAAGGTTTTTGCTTTATAGCCTTTCCCTGTTTTTGGGTCATACATCATATGTGGTTCGAAATCTTCTTTAGCATAATCTTTTTTCATTTTTTTAGATTGAGCTTTTTTGATGGCTTCTTTTGAAGGATAGTCTTTATCTCCTGGTTTTGCAGTTTTATAGTTTTTGCCCATTCTTTTTTTCTTTTTTTGAATGTTTTCCCAGAGACCTGCATCAGAAGTTTTTCCTTGTTTTTTGAGGATTGCATCTTGTAGGGGTTTAGGTAATTTTTTTTGCTTTTCAGTTAAACCCGCCTCTCCTTTTTCGTATAAAGAGCTTTTCATTTTATCGTATTGCATAGCGCATGCAGCATATGTTTTATCCTTATCCATTCCAGCTGTATTTACTAAATCTTTATCATAACCTGCGCAATGATCCATAAATGGTTTTTTCATGTAATCTTCAGCAGCTTCAGAAGATTCTTCGGACTCTTCTAAGTTTTCTTCTTCTCCTTTAGTTACTTTAGTAACACTTTTTTTGCTCCACATTTTACAACTCCAATAACGAGCTTTTGTTTTTGGACCAGGATTAGAGCAGTTATGACGAGCTCTAAAATTTTTGCGGCGACCAGGGTTATCACGTTTTATTTCCATATTTGGATCACCAAAATTTACTTTAACGACATTGCCTTTTTCATTTTTAACATAAACAGAAAACTTTTTTGGCCCTTTTGGCGTTCTAAAAGGTTTGTTTAGCTTTTTCCCTTTATTAGCTTCTGCTGCCCAACTTTCTTCGCTAACATATTCTTCGAAACCTAATTCATCAACATCAATAAAAATTGTACTCCACATTTCATCTGTAAACTCTGGGTCTTCTTGAAGTTGATGATTGTAAATATCTAACTTTGCTTGAATAAAATCTTCTTCTGTGAAAAAGTTTTCTTCTCTTATGCCATCATCGATAAGAACGTTTGCAGAAGCTTTTGCGATATCTTGATCTGCTTTTCTGTATGAATCTTTAACTTTCCCGCCTCTAACCATTTTTAGGAATGTATTCACTCGAGCCATAGCCCATTGACCTCTGCTTTTTCCTGGCCTATGGCTAGAAGAAAATGCTCCTGAGCCTCTGCGATAAACTTTCTTTAATTGAGAAAGTGTAACCTTTTTGCTGTATTTAGCATTATGTTCTTTTACCTTAGATTTTAGGGACTCTAGAACTTTTTCTGAAAAGGTAATTTTTCCGCCTTTTTCTCCTGCGCTACCTGGCTTATTTTTATCTGAACCTTTGCGTTTTTCTGATTTTTTTGCGGGTGTTTGCGCTGAACTCTTTGGTCCAGGACGTTTAGCTGAGTGAGATTCATTTTCCATAGTTATTTATTACACGAATTTTTGCTTATTTTCTATATACCAAGAGCATGTTTTTTTAATGCCGTCTGTAAGTGGTGTTGTAGGCTTATATCCCATTTTTAATAATTTATTATTATCCATTTTTTTACGATAAGTTCCATCTGGTTTAGATGAGTCAAATAATATATCACCTTGATAGCCGATTATGTCTTGTATTATATTCGCTAATTCAAGAATAGATACTTCATCTTCAGAACCACAATTAATATGAGAAATTTTTTCATCATATATATTCTTAGCATCGACATATTCAAGGCAATATGTTATCGCATTAGCTAAATCATCAACATACAAAAATTCACGAAGGGGTTTGCCTGTGCCCCATACTTCAATATTTTTTGCATTATTTTCTTTTGCTTCATGAACTTTTCTAATAAGAGCTGGTAATACGTGAGAACTTTTTAAGTTAAAGTTATCTCTAGGGCCGTACATATTGCAGGGCATGACTGAATAAAAATTATTTTTATATTGATCGTAAAAACTTTCGCATAATTTAATCGCCGCTATCTTAGCGATCGCATATGGCTCATTTGTTTTTTCCAATACATCTGTTAGTAAGCTTTCTTCTTTAATCGGAATGTCTGCATTCTTGGGGTATATGCATGAGCTGCCTAAATTAATTAACTTACTCACATTAAATTTGTGAGAAGCATATATTATATTAGATGCAATTTGTAAATTTTGATATATAAAATCTGCGCGATAATTGCTGTTCGCTAAAATACCGCCAACTTTTGCTGCGCATATAACAACAGCTTCGGGTCTTTCTTTGCAAAAAAAAGATTCAACTTCTTTTTGTTTTGTTAAATCTAATTCTCTGCGAGTTTTGGTTAGTAGATTTTTATAACCATTTTTGATTAAATTATTTAAAACCGATGACCCAACCATTCCTTTGTGGCCGGCTACAAAAACTTTTTTACTTTTCATCGACTTAATTGCATGTAGTCATTCTGATACATTTTTTTTACTAAACCCTTAAAGTCAGTCTTCCTAATCCACCCCATTTCTTTTTCGGCTAAATTACAGTCTCCGCATAACTCATGAACTTCTGCAGGTCGGTAGAATTTAGGGCTTACCTCAAAAATTAATTGACCATCTAAGGTATAATATTTTTCATTATCTTCAGATCCAGAAGATTTAAATTCAATTCCTGCACATTTTAAAGTTTCATTTAAAAACTCTCTCACGGTATGCATTTCGCCACTGCCTAGAACATAATTTTTAGGTTCTTCTTGATTAAGCATGAGCCAAACGCCTTCCATGAAATCTTCTGCGTCGCTCCAATCTCTTTTAGCTTCTAGGTTTCCGAGTTTTAAAACAGGTGTTTGTTTTTTGTCTTCTATAGCTAATTTTATTTTGGCTACCGTATGGCTAATTTTTCTTGTTACAAAATCCAAGCCCCTTCTTGATCCTTCATGATTAAATAGCCAACCTTGAACTGCGTACAGGTTGTAAGATTCCCTGTAAACCCTGACAATATGCCTAGCTGCGCATTTCGCGGCGCCATATGGACTTTGCGGTCTGAGAGGGTGGTTTTCGTCTTGAGGGCTACAAATTACATCTCCAAATTCCTCTGAAGAACCTGCATTATAAAATTTACAGTTTGGGGCAAACCTACGAATTGACTCTAAAATATGTAAAACTGCATCAGCATCTGTGTCCCATGTTTGAATTGGATAATCCCAACTTCCGGCCACAAATGACTGTGCAGCAAAATTAATGAAATAATCTGGCTGAATATCAATAACGACATCTCTAATACTATGCGCATCATTCAGGTCCATATTAATCAATTCAAATCGTGATTCATTTTCTAAATGCAGAATATTTTCATGGTTTTTTACGCTTAAGCGTCGCGCTGCGCCGTATATTTTATAATCTGTATTTTTTAGAAGATAGTCAACCATATGGCTGCCGTCTTGACCCGTTACTCCTGTTACTATAATTTTTTTCATTGTATGATAATAATTAGAATAGTAGATATTTATATATATTTAAAAGATTTTAATATGTCTATATATTCAAGCTCTAGACTAGCAAGATCTGGTTTGTCTAAAATAGGATCTGATTGCGCCCATTGCGAAATTTTTTGAACATCAATCTGCGAAGGTAAGAATGTTTTTGCCCCAGATAATTTGACAGCCTCTTGCCTTGAGTCGTAACCGCACGAAATTACATCTGCGCCATTGCCTCGAGAAACTATGCAGCCATGTACTCGATTGCCAAAAAACTTATCTACATTTCTATAATTTTCTAAAACCAAATTTGTATTACCACTGTAATTTATAATTGATTTTTGATTCCAGCCAAGCTGTTGCGCAAGTTGGTATTCTTTATTACTGTGAGCAAAGAAAACAAAATTATTTTTAATTAGTGAATCTGCTACAGGTTTCTGTATTGAGTCCCAGATTTGAGATTGATTCGGGTTAAAGTCTCTGTAGTGCGAGCCTCCTGGCATCAGGTTGCAGGCTTTAATTGATTGTGTTTTTGGTTTGTTTTGGCAAGAAAAAATAGCAGGGCAAGTTAATACTTTAAAGCTTGATTTACATATATCATTAACTACAGGATCTCTAGCGACAACCTCGAATGAATGATCTTTTAATTGCCGCGCACTTCTAGATAATCCATCGATGTCTGCTCCTCGATATATATTTTCCCAGTCTTGAAAGCTGCCTGCACCAAGTACGCAGAAATTATTTTTATTTTGAGAGGGCCATTGTCCTGTCATATTTTTCCACCATTGAATAGCCCAGTTATTGTTTGAATATAAACTCCAAAAAACAGGCATCCCTGCCCATATGCATTTGTCAAAATTAGAACTGTTATAGATATCGCTAGTTTCTTTATCGAGGACTTTAATTATTGCGTTTTCATCAATTTTGCTTATTAGGTATTCTACGCCTACTCTTATAAATTCATCTCCAGGATTTTTACCAATTGTTGAAAAAATTAACCATTTCATAATATCTGCCAATTATTGTCCAAGGTTGTTCTGCCCCAGCCTGCAGCGAATTGCTTTGCGGGGATGTATTTTTTAATTTTATCTTTTAAGTGTTTTTGAGATTCAATCAGGTTACAAAAAGAGCTATCAATGCAATATATTTCTTCAGCCCCTTCAATGATTTGCATCCAATTAAAAATATTGTAGCCTTTAATTGGCATGGCTTTTATTATATTGTCTCCATCTATAAAAACATGGTTTCCTTGTGACGAATTTTCGTGAGCAAGTACATAACTTGAGCTCTTAATCATTTTTTTAAATAAGGAATTTTCTCGAGAATAGTCTCTTTTGAAGTCAAGCTTCCATCTTTCTTCAATCGGAACATTTGATAGTTTATATTTTGCTTCAACGAAGTTTTTTGCAAAATTAGTATTTGAATAGTATTGCTCAGCCGAGCTCCCAAAAAAACCGAAGGACAGGTCTAGCTCCTTATATTGAGCTTGCTTACATATTTCTTTCGCGCGAAGAACCGAATTGTTTATACTACATTTTAAATTAATCGTCTCGACATAATCTATGTCTCTAAATATATCAATATAGTCGCAAAGAACTGGCCATAATATTTGGTAACCTCGATCAAAATAATACTTTGCTATAGGCAGACATATAATGATGTCTCCTAATCTGCCCGGTTGAATGATTCCAAGTCTACTCATATTTTTTTTGAATTTCAATATCTTCTTGTCTGGCTAATTCTATTTTGTCTTTTGATACCGAGTCGGGCCTATCAAGGAAACTTCCAACGATTTCTGGTATTCTCTTGAATTTATAATTATTTTTTGATAAACTGAGCCACATATCATAATCGCCGCTTGAAATGTAATTTTCGTCAAACAATCCAACATTTTTTATTGCGCTTTTTTTAACTAAAGGGAAAGGGCCGCAAATGCATCTTTGAAGTAATGTTTGGTGGCTATATTCGGGCCACATGAAAATGTTATTTATGGAAGAGATATTTTGCTCTCTGCATAGAAAGCAGCCTCCATAAAACAAATCTACATCAGGGAATTTAGTGCAGTAGGCTTTATAGGTTTGCAAGGCAGAAGGAAATAGAATATCGTCTGTATTCCAGTTTACTATATATTTACTTCTGGACGCTCTAATCGCTATATTCCACGCTTGATATATAGAGATTTTAGATTTTTCGGGTAAAACCTGAGAACTAATACCCCTCCTGAAGTTAAAATTTTTAATTATCTCCAGCGAAGAATCTGTAGAATTTGCGTCAACAAAAATAATTTCAAAGTTTTCGCAAAACTGTTCATTAACAAATTTCAAATATTCAGGCAAGAACTTTTCCGAATTATATACTGACACAATTACTGAAATCATAAGACTTTTTCCCAGAAAATATTTTGAGCGTTTTTGCATTCTTCAGAAAATTGTTCTAACCCTTTTTCTTTAAAATCTAAATGAGAACCAATTCTCGCCATGTCGCCATGAAACTCTTTAACTCCACATAATATTGATTCTGCGATCATTCTGCAAAACGGCTCATTAACAATAGGGTTGTGGAATATCGCTTTACTTTTTCTGTAAATACTTGCAGTTTCTTGGTGAGAAACTCTTCCATGGAAGTTTATATTGTCAAAGTTTAAAAAAAATGACTCTAGGTTAATTGTGCCCCAACCAAAAACATCAATTTTTCTAGATGGATTGTCTGTGGCAAATTTAATTAAATTATTCAGGCCTTTTAATTCATGAAGAAATCCACAATAAATTATGTCATATGTTTTTTCCTCTTCTTTAGCGAAGAATATCTCTTCATCTATTGGGTCTGGTACAATTTCGATGTTATTAAAAATATTTCCGTATAAAGATTTAAAAAAACTCGCGTGAAAGTCAGATAAGAAGAAAGTTTTTTGCGTAGATAAAAATAAATTTTTTCTAACTTGCTTGTCTAGATAAAAACAAGAGTCGTGCTCTAATCTAATATGGTTGTTGTGGTTACATATTAAATTTAATTTATCCGGATCTTTTTTGGATATCACTTCTAAGTTGGAGCTTATGATTAAGTCGTAGCTACAAAAAAAATCTGTATAATCACTATCAAATGTATGTAGCTTTATATTGTGCCCTGCGCTTTTGCCTGCGTCGATTATAGCTTGGTTACTGACCTGTGCGCCGCCATAATTTTGAGATAAATTAAAATCGCTAACAAATAATACTTTCATTTTAATTTAACTATTAAATCAATGAGTTCGGTCGTCATTGGGTTGGGTAACGTTTTTTTTCCGATTTTAAAAAAGCCCCACTCGTCATGCTCAAAAGCGTCTTGGGCGGACATCGATGGAAAAATTAAATTTTTAACCTCAAAAGAAAATAGTGCGAAATATTTATGGGTCGCGATTTCAAAATCGCCAATGAATGAAATATTTTTTTTGGCACAAATTCCGGTTTCTTCAAAGAACTCTCTTCGAGCTGCATTTTCTGGAGTTTCTCCTTTTTCTATCAAACCGCAAGGAACAGACCAGTAACCTGCAAGGTTTTGGCAAATTGCGGCTCTTCTTCCAAGGAGGACTAGTTTGTTGAGCTTAACTGCTATGCCTGCAGCATGATATCCTTTATTCAAGGAAGTCATCTAGTTTCTGTTTGTTTTGCCAATGCGGGCATCCTTCATAATTCATTTTAACTATTTCATCTCCATCTTCTATTTTTAATTCGTGTTTATTGTCTATAAAAGCGGTTTTTTTAATTTTTCCTTCAGAGTCTTTTAAGGCATAATATTCCATTGGTTTTCGATAGGGACAAATAAAAGCTTTAATAGGTTCTCCGTTTTTATCAAGAATAGGTTCTCCTTTTGACATTTTATATCCATCTTTACCGCAAGCCAATGGCCCACCAAAAGTTCCATCTCTTGGAAAATCTTGCGTTGCAGCAAAATTACTTGTTGCCGAACTTTTATCGAAGTTATCTAAGTATTGTTGGAATTGCGTTAATTGATGTTCAAAACCTTCCAGTTCTTCTTGGGTGATCTTATCCATACGAATATAACCTTTTCCATAGTTTCCTAGTAAATCTTTATCCAAATCAAACCTCAGGAACAAAAATTCGCTTTGAGGATCTGTCTCTGGCATTAAATGTTTTACTGCGAGACAATAAATTAAGTTTTGCAAATTATCAGTGATCTCTTTACCTTTGAATACCGACTTGCTGCTTTTAAAGTCTCGAATAATTACAGAGTTATCTTTATATACAAAAAGTTTATCTATATATCCACGAATTGCATATCTAATACCCTGTTCTTCTTTGTGTATTTCTAAATCAAAAAATTGTTCTGATTCCGCTTTTATGGGCTTCTGCTCACTATCCCCAAAGAAGTCGCAGCGTAAACCGTTGACTATCATTTCATCCATAAGATCAAGGTTTTCTGAGTCATTCACAGAAAGCTCTTCAGCTTCTTTTTTAACCTGCGTCGCTACAGCTTCTGTATTCCAGATAGTTCCCTCTTTTACTATTTTATTAAATTCTCTCTTATGCTTTGTTCCTAGCAACTCAAAAACATTATGACAAATAGTCCCTCGACTTGATCCATCATTTCCAGAATCGGGGAGTTTGAGTTTGTAGTTGCACCAATAGGTCCAACTGCAGGTTTGTGCGGTTTTTATTCTGCTAGCTGATAATTTTGTTAACTCACTCATTGTCTATAATTTTTTTATTTTTTAATAAAGTTTTGGGCAATGATTTATGTATTTCATTTATTTTATCTAAGATGAAAGATCTTTGTTTTTCTGGCTCTGTAGATAATAACTTATTGTTCCACGAATTAAAGTCTTCGTCGGCCATTTCTCCGAAATCTTTTTTATTCGGCAAGCATATTGAAATTTGATTTGGGTTATAATAATTTAGTAATTTTAAATAATTTTTTATACTTGCGTTAAGACCCCTATTTTGACTCGAGTTAAAATCATTATTTAAAGATATTACAATCTTTTGAGGATTTAAAGATAAGGTGGAGCAGACGAGTTTGGAGGACACATCTAATCCGAATGTTACTAAAACGTTTTTGTGCCCATACTCGTGTAAATTAAGCATATCCCCAATGCTTTCTACTAAAATAACTGACTGATTTTCTTCAATAGAGGCTCTTGTTTCTTCATTTACATAAAGTGGGTATATCCAGCTTTTTTTTCTGCCAATATGTTTCCATTTCGGCCTATCCGAAGATTGCGTCATATCTCTTCCGGAAAAGCCGTGTATCTGTTTGTGTTCGTTATATATAGGAAAAACAAACCTTTTGTTTAGTTTTCCCGTTGTTGCTAGTCCACCTTTTAGGTTTTGCAGGTTTTTAGTTGATACGCCTTTATCGTTATAAAACTTATAATGAGGCAGCAGTCTTTCAAGGCAGTTATCTTCGTATATTTCTTCCATTTCTAATTTTTCTGAAAATGTTATTTTGTTGTAATTTGAGCCAATATCCTCTTCGTTGATATATTGTTTGACTTGAGTCAAGTCATTTGTTCCTAAGGTTATTTCTACCAGGCGCTTAAAGGGCGAAAAGGAACTATTTTGGACATGATCTTTCCATACCCCTGTGTTTTTATAGATTTGGATCGCAGTCTTATTGTCTCCGTTTCTGAAAACAGCGTTTGTCTGCCAATATGGACCTCTGTCTGCGAGTTTATATCCTAAACTTATTAGGGATTCTTTTATTTTTTCTGGAGACATTTTTAAATATTTGGAAGGTCATCCGCGAACCCTTCAAGAGCCTCTACTCCCTCCGAATCCATATGGTCAACTAAATCTTGAAGATCCCCCTTTTCTTCTAGGGCGAAGTTCTCCATGTGTAAATTGATATAATTTTTTCTTTTACTTCCGTCCGGCATTTCTACGGGTTGAAGAGCTCTATGAACATCTTTCCCTAACCAGCGATACTTAAGGCATATCAATTTATGAGTTCCGAAATCTTCTGGCTCGGATTGGATTTCATCCATTGTTTTTTGCCTCAGCAAGAAAAGGTGCGAGCAAAATTGGGTTATTTGATCTGATAGAGAAACAATGCTTTCGTCGTCAACTACATTTTCAGCTCTACGATTATTTGTTATTCCCAACCTGTTGCTTTGAACGCTGGTAAGCATAGCTACTGCAGGAGCATCATTGAAGCAAAGCTCTTTTTGAATTAATTGCTTAAATTTATCAACCATTCTTCCAACCGTTTCCCATGAGGTTGCGCCGTTTTGTCTCTCGTATGTTGTTTTAATATAGTCGAAACTAAATATCATTTTATTGCCTCTACCTATTTCTGAAAAGTAGAATCTTCTTATTATATTTAGCATGCTATCTATGCTGTGCCCGGCTACATTGTAATAATAAAATTTAAAATTTTTGATTTTGTTCCAAGTTTTTCTTACTTTGTTCACGATTTCTTCGCCAGCTTGTCTCCATCTGCCAGTTTCTAGCAAATGCATGGGGACGCCTGAAAGGGCGGAGCATTGCCTTATTATAAGTTCTTCCTTGCTCATTTCTCCGTTGTCGAAATGCAAAACGGGTATGTGATTATTCATTTCTGAAACTTTGGTGCAAAAGTCCATACAGAATTGCGTTTTGCCTACACCCGCCCTTGCGACAACAACGGTTATGTTTCCTGGGCGAAGCAAAGAGCCGTAAAGATCATTTACCCTTTGGTGAGGCCCCATTAGGCCAAACTCGTCGATCGGGTTATTTCCTCGGTCCTCAATAAAGTCTTCCATTCCGTCAAAAAGATTTTCGGGCTTATTCGATCCCATTTCATATAGATTTATTTTATCATTATATATTTTATCCGCTTGGCTCACGATATCGTCAAATGAGGCGTCGCCAGGTAGAGATTTCATACTTTTTGCTACTTCCAAAGAGGAGTTGTGAATCTCTCTTCTTACGGTAATCTTTTTTAATTCTTGAGAAACTTTCAATACTCCGTCTTTTGAAATTTGCCTAAGAGATAAGGCTTTTATATAATCAGATATATTTATATTATCTTCAAAAGATATGTTTAAGGATTGAACTTTTTGAGTAAGAATAACTTCGTCTATGGAATCTCCTTTTTCAAGGTTTTGCCTTAGCACAGAAAATATTGTTTTATTTACGATTGTGTTTTGATCAAAAAAATCTGAGGCGTCTATAAAGGAAGCTATTAACGGATATGTTTCCGGATGCTTTATTAAGCCTGCGATCAAGTGTTGTTCTAATTCATATGAATATACCATAACTCTATGGTATCACACGAAATAACTAAAGTCAAGGAGTTTCTTCGTCGCCTAAATCAGGAGGGAGATTAAGTTCAATGTTTTGCGCGGAAATTTGGTCTAAATATTCTTCTAGAGCTTTTCTTAATCCCATTTCTATTATTGGGGAATTAGCTTTAGTGATGATAGCTGGCAGGCCTTCTTGGTTTACGTAGGATAATATAAAGCCGCTATCTCCTCCGTTTGAACCAGAAAATTCAAATAATTGACTGATAATGTTTTCCGGTAAATTAAATTTTGATAAATTATCCGGATCGATAAATTCGTCACTCATACTATATATAGTACACCAACTACAGGTGAACGCCAAAACTTTTAAAAAGTTTTTCGTCTACAGAGTCTCCATCGTAAATTTCTATAAGTTGAACTTTATTTATTTCGCAAAACTTTAATTTATCTCTATCTCGCTGTAGTTGATTGATATAATTAATTTTATTTTTACCATGAAAGAATGGCACGTATTTTGTATGTTGCTTACCTTGAACTTCTATCGCTATTTTTTTATTTGCATTATAAAAATCTAAAGAAAGCCTCGTTCCTGCAACAGGAAATTCCTCGAAGACGATATAGTTTTTCCAGTACTTGTATAGAAATTTTTTAACGTTAAATTGTATTTTACTGCGGCTTGGCTTATCCCAGTCTATCAAGTAGTTTTTAGCTTTTTTGACTGTTCTTTCTGCTCCGCTTAAAGTCTTAAAGCGCATTGGTTAAATTTTTAAAGTCTTCATACAGAAAATCAGAAAGCTTTTCACTTTCTTCCAGGAAATCTATTAGCCTTTGCTCTCCCTGAAATTTTTCATTTATTTCTAATTTTTTATCTAAAAGTTCTTTAATTAAGTCTTCAGATATAGATATCCATGCACCTTTTTTTTCTATTAGGTTAAATAGATATAACATGTCCAAAATTTCCCTAGCTCTCCAAACAGACCTGCCGTTTTTTTGTCCGTATTTAATAGGGTACCTTGCAGTAGATCCTGTTTTTTCGTTCACGCTTTTCCTGAATTTTATTTTGCAATAATGCCCAATAGGTTCTCCTTTATCGTCTAATTTTGTGGCTGTAGGATTTTTAAATATTAAGTCTGAAGTATACCTTTCTTCAAACTCGAGAATGAAGTTGGCATAATGTTTGATGGCGTTGCCGCCTGCCTGCTTGACTTTTGGTCCGCCTCTAGCTGCGTATGGGTTTGTTGCAACTTCAACACGAACTTGACTTGTTAAAATCATTGTATGTCCCATTTTTGAGATTGGGAGGACCATTTTTTTTAAGAAGACAGACGTGATTAAGGCTCCTCCCGCTACCTGCTCTGACTCTGCAAAAGGTTTATCTATGTCTCCAATCCTGCATAAAGCATCAACGCTATCAATAATGAACATGTATTTTTTATCATCTTTATTTTCGAAGACGAGCTCCCTGATTAATTCAAAAACTTTTTCAAAAATATTACAATCGAAGCAAAAGAATTTTTCAGGATCAGTATCTATGCCAGACCTCTCGATCATTTCTGCGCTAAATCTACCTTCGCTTTTTATGTATATAATCATGCCTTTTTTTCCAAAATATTTCTGAAAGTTTCTTGCGAATGCCATAGCGCAACTAGTTTTGCCCCCCTCGTTGATCCCTGTGAATCTGTGCGCACCACTAGGTAATCCTCCGCCTAGCGCAATATCTAAATTAAGGCTGCCGCTTGGTATTTTATAATCGTCAGCATGATGAAAATTGTAGTGGTACTTTTGGTTATCTTTGTCGGATAAAAATTTCGCTATCTGATCTGTCGTTTGAATATCTTTAGTTTTGCTCATCTATAAATTGTCGTATTGTTTTTGTTTTTTTCGAGATAATTTTGTCTTTTCCCGTTTTATTTCCAAGGGGAATTTCTATTTTTTCCGGAATGATATAATTAAATTCCATATATAGTTTTTTTAATTTAACAAGTCCGTGTTCAGACCTTAAAACAGCAAGGGATGGGACTTTTTCAAAGCTCATTCTCTCCCAAAAAACCTCTTTGGGAAAAATCTCGATTAAATCATTGAGGAGCTTCATTTCTTTAGCCCAAAACATGCGCTTTTGGCCGCTTGGTTCGATTACTAACTTCTTAATTAAATTTCGTTTATTTAACTTTGCCACTTAAGCATAGTAATGAATTTTTTATCAAGAGTCAAGAATAAACTTGTATTTAGGCCTTAATTGATTGAAGTTTTTGTTGCTCGTCATTGGGTTTATTAGCTTGCTTATTTTTTGCTCAAAAATCTTTTCTAAATGGGTCGCCCCTTTTTCTTTATGCTCCAAATCAATCTCAAAGAAAATATTTGAATAGGTTGAGACCTCTTTTTTTGTAAACTCTCTTGATTGAAGGAGTTGGTGGTCTCCCCCCATTGAGGAGCTTGCTGTGAGTTCAAAAGAAATTCCGTCTTTTGATGTCGCTTTTATTATTCTTGTTTTTTCTTTTTTAATAAACAAATTTTCTTCTAGCAATTTATTTTTTGAGTCTATCAATTGATTTAACTTTTGCTTAAGTTTTTCGCTTGGGTCAGGAAGTTTTCTGTTTTTAAGTTCTTTGTTTTCAGAATTTAGCTTACTATTTAAGAAGTCTGTTTCTGTTAACTTTAATTTTAAATCTTTTATTTCTATATTAATGGATTCTGTTTTGGATTTTAATTTTAAATCATCTTCTGTTAATTTTTTATTTTTAGATAAAAGCTCTTTATTTTCATTCTCCATTAACGATGCTTTTAATTTTATTTTCTCGAACTGTTCTATATTTAAGTAGATTTCTGATTTTAACTCTTCTATTTTTTCTTTATTTTCTTTATGATTTCCTAATACAGTTTTTATTTCTTTTGCACTTTTAATTGTTTCGTCTGCGCGATTAAGAAGGTTTTGTTTTTTTGTTTTGATTTCTTCAATTTCTTTTTCTGCGCAGGCTTTTTGCCGTATAAGCTCTTCAAGATCTTCTGTTATCTGGGATGTATCTTCTTTTTTGAGAAGCTCTTTCTGGGACTCTATTTTGAGTTTGCGTAGAACCTCTTTATTTTGAGATATTTCTTCTTGATATTTTTTTGCTTGGTTTTCTTTTAGCTCTATTATTTTTAATTCTTGGTCTAAGTCTTTTTTTCTTTCAGAAATTTGATTTTCTTCGCTTTCAATCGCTTTTTTTTGAGCTTCTACTTCGGCGATTTTTTCAAGAATAATTGTATCGTCCGCCATTGCTTTCGGGAATTTTTTACTTAAGCTAATGTGTGCGGCTAGAACTAATAATACTGCGAGCGGGTCAAAAACAAAAATAAGTATGATAATTACTATCCTTACGGCCTTGCCCATATCGAACTCCATACCTGTGAAATCAGCTATTAACTCTGCAACATATTTCACCGGCCCAACTTCCGCCTCTAACTGCCTCGACCCGTCATCGAGATCAAACTTTTGCCTCTCTAGTTCATCTATTCTATTTAGGGCTTCAGATATGTTTTGGTTTAATTTTTCAATTTTTAAATCTACATCTTCTGGACTTTCAAATCCAATAGATTGATAATCTTGTATTCTTTTTCTGATTTCAGAAATTAATGTGGATGTTTCGTTTCTAAACTTAGATATGCGAGTTTGTATTTCGGTCTTCTTTTTGCTTAGCTCTAATCTCTCTTCCGATTGATCTGCGGCCATTTGCTCAATTTCCTTTTTCTTATTCGAGAAAAGTCCACCGGATTTGTTTTTAACCATGTTTAGCTCTTCGTTTAATTTATCTATTCTAGATTGAATTGGGAGGAGCATTTTATTATCAAGCTCTATGTCTTTTTCGAGTTGCTTAGTTAGTTGTTCAATTTTTTTCTGTTCTAAATCTATATTTTCCGAGCTTTTGTTTGATAGGTTTTGATTCTTTTGTTCGCTTCGAGTGATAAGCTCTTTTTGTCTCTGAATGTACTCTTGCTCTCTATTGATTTTTGTTTCAACTTGTTCTGAGAGAGCTTTAGCTTTCACGCTATTTTGTTCGTGCTCTATATGTGACTTAGATAAGAAGCCAAATATCCCCATGCTTGTGATGCCCATTAAGACTAGAATCGCAGAAAATAAATATATCTTTAGTGAGGTAGGAGCGGATTTCCAGTTTTTATGAAGCCAGATTGCGGCGACGATTTTTCCAATCTCTAGGGCTGCCCCCATAGCTATTACAGCCTCTATGGATCCTGGAAAAATAGTCGCAAGCCCAATTATACTGAAGTAGGCTGCGATTAAAGATATGCTTAAAGCTGAAATTAAAGTTGTTATTGCGAAAATCATAATTTTATAAAGTTGGTGTTTGATTTGGGATCAATATAATTGGTATTTACTCTATTTGAATTTGGGTAATACCCTCCATTGTCATTTGAGTAAAATTGCATTTCTCCTTTTTGGGAGAATGAATCTATTGATTGCTGGGATGGATAATCATGGTCTGCGAAGTCCAATTCTCTGTTATCATTGGAGTATCTAAAGTTTTTATTATTTAAGTGGTCGTTCATGCGTTCTTTATGTTACACTGTTATTAGTCTATGCGCTCTTGTATTTTTACAGTAAGGGTTTGCCCGTTTTCCAAACTTATAATTGCGAATATAGCGCCGTCCTCTGGCCCTCCTATTTCTTCGTATTGGTTCAAGACCTCCCCGGACATTTCTCCATTTTCGGAAGAAACGATGCAGATTTTCTTTTTCTCTTTAGACATATTGATATATACACAGTTCCTATTTTATTGAAAGTTAAAAGTTAACTTTAGGCTTTTAGTAGACTTTACTTTAACTTTTGTGTACCATAAATGATGAGCAAAAGAAAATACGTAAAACGTTCTGATTATTGGAAAAAATTCGACAAAGCTTCTTCGGGTAATTTGAGTGACTTTTTGCAAAAAGATGCAGTTTCTCCGTCTTCAGCGGGAGAACCTTATTATATGGAGTCTTTTGCTGATTATAGCAGAACCCAGTCTCCTTCTGGCGAATTTGCTTCAAGAAGAAATAAAGTTCATAAGTCGGATAAAAAGTTTAGGTTTTCAAATATATCAGGAGGGATGCTTCCATATGTTTATGGTAGTGATGGAGTTAATGTAAGAGATACTATAGAGTTATGTCAGAAAGCTTATGCAAACATCGCTGTGTTCAGGAATGCAATTGATGTTATGTCAGAGTTTGCAAATTCAAACATTTACTTAGAGGGCGGAACTCAAAACTCTCGAGATTTTGTATATAAATGGTTTGAGAGAATTAACTTGTGGAATTTAAAAGATCAGTATTTTAGAGAATATTACAGGAGTGGGAATATATTTTTATATCGAGTAGATGGAAGTTTTTCTAAGTCTGATTTCGATAAGCTGACAAAAATTTATGGGTCTTCATTAGCTCTAAAACCTGGCAAATTACCTGTTAAATATATTTTATTAAACCCTTACGATATTGTCGCGACGAAAGGATCTTCTTTTGAAACGGGGCTATATGAAAAAATATTGTCTGAATATGATATTGAGAGACTAAAAAATCCAAAGACTGAATATGATCAACAAGTGTATGAAGCTCTAGACGCTGATACTAAGGAGAAAATTAAAAATGGTAAATATAATTCAGATGGAATAAGGATAAAATTAGATCCTGGGCATTTAGTATACTCATTTTATAAAAAACAAGATTATGAGCCTTTCGCTGTTCCTTTTGGTTATCCAGTTTTGGATGATATAAATTTCAAGCTAGAATTAAAACAGATTGATCAAGCTATATGCAGAACGATTGAAAATGTAATTCTTTTGATAACCATGGGAGCCGAACCAGATAAGGGAGGTATTAATCCTCGCAATATGGAGGCTATGCAAAATTTGTTTAAAAACGAAAGCGTTGGGCGGGTTCTCGTTAGCGATTATACAACCAAAGCTCAATTTGTTATACCTGATATTGGTAAGGTTGTGGGACCTGCAAAATATGAAGTTATTAATAACGATATTAAGGACGGTTTACAGAATGTTATTGTCGGCGATGAGAGATATAGCAATACTCAGGTAAAAGCTAAGATATTTCTGGAAAGACTAGAGGAGTCTAGAAATGCGTTTATATATGACTTTTTGCAGCCTCAAGTAAAAATGATTTGTCAAAATTTAGGCTTCAGAAAGTACCCTACTGTTAAGTTTGAACAAACAGATATCAAGGATGAAGTTCAGCTTCAAAGAGTTGCGACTCGATTAATGGAGCTTGGTATAATTACTCCTGAGCAAGGAATGCATGTTTTAGAAAAAGGGACTTATCCGAGGCCAGAGGAAATGTCTTTGTCTCAGGAAAAATATATTCAAGAAAGAAAAAAAGGTATGTATAATCCTATTGTTGGTGGAGTACCCATGGTTTCTCCTGAATTCGGTGTAGAAAATGAAGATGCGAAACCTAAACAAGAGGTCGGTAGGCCTGTTGGTACTTCTGGCGTTCCGCAGCAAAATAAAAGCGTAAGTCGAGAGCTATTTTCTAGAAAAGATTTGCAAGAAATTATTTATGCAACAGAGGAGTTGAGGAACGAGGGTTACAAACAAATGCGAAAGAAACTTAAGAAAAACAAGCTTAAGAAAAGCGAATCTGATATGATTGACGAGCTTTGCGAGTCAGTAGTTTTATCTTCTAATCAAAAAGAGTGGAGCCAGAAGCTTGAGGATTGTATATCTAGTCCTGAGAAGATAGAGTTTTTGGGTGTTTTTAATAAAATACAAGAATTGTCTGTCGAGCATAATTTAGATTTATATTCTTCAGCTATTTTATTTCATAGTAATAAGGGGAGCTAAGAATGGGAGCGTTCGAAACTTTTGTTAATGCCAATTTAGGTATACGGAAGCCTTTAATTACTGACTTTGGCCATCCTTCTGGCAGCGCAAAAGCTGCGGGAGTAGTTGGTTCTCAGTATATAGATTCTGATACGAGTTTTATTTACGAAAAAACAGGTGAAAATAATTCTACAGATTGGGTAAAAATTAGAAGCTTGGGAGAGACTATAGGTGACGTAGTCAATAGCGAAAGACCTTTTTCTACATCACTTAGCATACCTAGCGGAATGAACGCTCTCTCTTACACTTATCAATCCATCGGGAATAGTAATAATTATTCTACACCGCCTCAAGTATTAGCTTCTATGCGGGTTGGAGAAGATTCAGAATACTTTTATGCATATTCAACGTACAATGTAACTACAACTGGGTTTTATATAGCATTTTCAGATCGAATATCAGAAACAGGAAATCATTTAGATATTTCTATTCATAAAGACTAAATGACGGTGTATAAACTAACAAAGTTAAACTTTAGGTAAAATGGCAATCAATCAATTATATTTAATTAAAAGCGGGCAAAATTCATTTGTCGAGGAAACGGGAGTTTTGCTTAGTGTTAGCGGAGGCAATATAGGGTTCGGAACTTCGACTCCTCAATCTTACTTTCATGTGACTGGAGATACTCAAATAGATGGAAACTTAACCGTCAAAGGAGACTTCAGGACACTTAATCAAACGACTATTGAAATTGATGATAAAAATATAGAACTTGGTGTTGGAGCTGTTTCTGATCAAGATGTTGACGGCGGAGGAATCTCTTTAAAAGGTTTAACCGATAAAACAATTAATTGGCGAACTTCTAATAATGCTTGGAATTTTAATACCAACCTTAGCGCAGATGGAAGCGGGCTTTTCGGAAGCGGTGTTTTTATTAATGGGGAGCCTGTAGCTCTTAGATCTCAAATTTCCCGAAGTATTTGGGTATCAAGCCCTAAGTCTGTCAATAATATTTATAATGTCAGTATATCTGGAGACGGCAACAATTATGTATTTTCTGAAGATTTTATCGGGGCAGACCCCACCTTGAAAGTTTTTTTGGGAGAAGCTGTAATTTTTGATAATATTGGAGGGGGTCACACTTTAGCAATCAAAGACTCTGAGGGTAATGATGTAGCTAATGAATCCAACGGCGAAACAAATTTTATTCCTACTTCTACGGGGCTTTACACTTATTATTGCGAAAGTCACCCTAGCTCTATGCAGGGTGAGATTAACGTCTATAACTATGAGGAAATATCTTATAATTACGGTTATGTTGGTATAGGCACAAACAATCCTTCTTTCGACTTAGATGTTTTGGGAGAAGGTAATTTTACTAAAGGTCTTTACGTTTCTGGTAATCCTGTATTAACTGGAACCTCTTCTGATTTGGGAAAATGGGAAGATAGTTCAGAAGCTGGAGAAATTTATTATATGGAAGGAAATGTGGGGATTGGAACTACAGATCCAGCCACAGCGCTTGATGTAAATGGTTCGTTAAATGTTGAGGGCAGTTTTACTATTCGTGATGAATTTGATTTTGGTAGTAATGGTGCTGTTGGAGGAATTGCTCCTGCTTCGGTTGATGATATCATAAAGTGGGATGGCGCAAAATGGGTTGCTGGTGAAAATCCTGGTGGTGGTGGCGCTGGTGATGGCGCTGGTGGTGGCGGAGTTTCAAGTTCTTTAATTAATAGCTTGATTAGCGGACAATCAATTCAATCAATTGCATTTCTTGATGCATATAATACTGCACCGCGTATCGCTACAGAATTGGAAATTGATGGCGAAGGATCAATCATTCCGTATGTTATTTCTGGCGTATCCACAACAGGATACAATCTTATCTTTTCAAAAAAAATCCCAAACAATAATTACAAGATACATACTGTTTTTGGTGGGACTGAACAAGGAGGTTCCGCGTTAACCGGAAAATGGGAGGATGCGTTAACCGCTGGAGAAATTTATTATAATAGCGGAAATGTAGGTATTGGCACAAATGATCCCGCTTATAGCTTACATGTAAATGGAACAATTTACAATGAAAACGGAGGAATCAATGTCGCCAATAAATTTAATGTTTCTACATTGGGTGCAGTTGGTGGACAAAGTCCAGATTTTAATGAAGTAATCAAATGGGACGGAACAAAATGGATTGCTGGTAGCGCTCCTGGTGGTGGTGGAGCTACTTCATCAAGTGAGGTGCCAAGTGCATTTGATACTTGGTTGAATCAAGGATCTGCAATTCAAGCAATTTCATTTATTGATGCTCCTGAAGGTGGTTACCAATCAGTTCCTTCAATTTCTACAGACGTAGAGATTATTGAGGGGGATATTATTCCTTATGCTATATCTGGAGTTTCTACAACCGGATATTATGCAGTATTTTCCGATCCAATTCCTACCGCTAACAATTATAAAATTCATACCACTTTTGGAGGTAAAGAGGTTTATTGGCAAACTGGTGCTGGCGGCAACTCAATTTATTATGATGGTGACGATGTTTCTGTAGACAATCTAACTATTGGCGGAAATCTCACTGTCAATGGCACGCAAACTATTGTCAACACAGAAACTGTGGAGATCGAAGACCACAATTTGGTTATCGCGGCGAATACAGGGCACAATCAATTGACCGCTGAATATCCTGGAGCTGGTGGTGCATATGCCGGTATACTTTGGGGTACTGGAGATGCTGGTGCGGCGTCACCTGTTAGTTTGACATATCAGTCGAACAAGGGTTTTGCATTTGAAGGTGGCAATGTAGGAATTGGCACGGATAATCCTGATGTTAAATTACATATTGCTGGTGGAACTCCGTCGATGAAGCTTGAGGGTACACAACCAAGAGTATTTTTGAGTGAAAATGATCAAACAGATTTAAACACTCTAATAAGGAATAATGGTTCTCTTTTCCAGATTGATACAGTGACAGATGAAGATTCTTTTGTCGCAAATAGATTAACAATTAAGCACTCCAACGGCAACGTAGGTATTGGTACTACGAGTCCATCTAGCAAATTACATATAACAGCTACTCATTCTGATACGAATTCAATTGATAATTTATTGACCTTAGAAGCGGTAGAAAAAAGCGGGCAAGACTTACAAGCTGGAGACGGGCTTGGTATATTATTTAAAGTTCCTGTAGGCAACTATGAAACATCTGCAATAGGCGCAAGAATAGCAGCGGTTAAAGAGGGTGGTACAGAAAACGCTACAAGTACAGAGCTAGTTTTTGAAGTATCTCAACAAGATGAAACGCTTGATGAAGCTATGCGTATTGATCGAGACGGCAACGTAGGTATTGGTACCACGAGTCCTGTTGGAAGCTTACATATTGTGCAAAATGATAGTTTCAGTAAAACAAATAATTCTGGAGCTATTTTTATTGAGTCAAGCGATTCATCAAGCGATGGCGCTTATGGTGGGGCTATAAGCTTTACACGTTTAGATGGCTCTTCACAAAGAAGAAAAGCGGCGATTGCAGCTAAACAATTCTCTGGCGATGGAGAGGATGTTGGGTTAGCGTTCTTAACTGCCAATAATGATCTCGCTTCAAATTCAAATGTTGAAGAAGTTATGGTTATTGCTGGAAACGGCAACGTAGGTATTGGTACTGCGACTCCTGATTTTCCGTTAGACATAGTTAAAAAAGATGTTGGAGTTCAACTACAAATGGGTAGAAGCGTAAGCAATTCAGGCTCTGCATGGATGGGCGCAGATAGCAATGGATTCCATTTAGGAGTAGGGGCATATGGATCTGGGAATAATGTTTCAGGCCCAAAGGGTATTACTGTAGATACCGACGGGAATGTCGGTATTGGTACTGCAAGTCCTGGTTCTAATGCTGGCGGATCTAGCCTAGATCCAATTATTGATTTTGGAGGAAAAATAGTTCATATTGATAATGATGATGGCGCAGCTTCCTTAGCTATTGGTAGTTCTACTCAGGCAACTTTAATTATGGTGGAGGCAGACGCTCCAGCTGATGAGAAATACAAGGCTCTTAGAGCTAGGGATGGGAAATTTCAATTAATCAACCTTAATGACGACAGCTCTCTGAAAAATATTCCCCTCACATGCGACTCCGACGGCAACGTCGGTATTGGTATTACGGATCCTGATTCTAAGCTTCATCTTTCCACAACAGGATTAGATGGCTTGCGGTTAGCGGTTGATTCACAGAGTTATTATCACATGATTCGCCCTAATGGTGATGGCCTGTATATAGGTGCAGATGAAGACAGTTCAGGAGGATTAGGTTCAGACATCCGCCTAAACATCAGAGGGGATGAGAAGATGCGCATCGTCTCCAGCGGCAACGTAGGTATTGGTACTATAGATCCTGATCTAAAGCTTGAAGTCGCCGGCAGCCTTACTAGTGGTCAAGCGGCTAATACAAGATCTAAAGTTTCTTTACAGCCGTCCAATACTGGTAATAGATCATTGGATATCTATTCAGATGGTGTCATTAATAGTTACAACACTAATTTTCCCACCGCTGGTAACA